CGGGGGTCATGTCGTAGCACTGGGCCGGGTTCTCCGGCACCTTGTGGTTCCAGCTCTCCGGTGTGCGCAGGATGCGCGCGATGTCGCCGCTGACCCCGATGTCCCCCTTGGCGCCCGACCGCACCAGGAGCTGCTTGAACGCCTCTGCGTAGGGTGCCCAGCGGTCACGTTCCAGCGCCTTGTCCATCACCCAGTAAAGATGCACACCGTAACCGCTGCGGACCCACAGATTGGGCAGTGGCACCTGGTGTTCGTCGCGCAGCTTCTTGAGCCATAGGGTCAGCTCGGCATCGTCGGCATAGGCTTTCTCAGGGGGCTTGCCGTCACCCTCACGCTTAATGTCGGCGTCGTAAAAGAAACACTGGATCGCCGCCGCGTTGTCAGCCGTGCGCCTCCCCTTAAACTTTGGCACCTTGATGCGGTCAGTACCGTCGGGTCGTGCTTCCCGGTAGCTCGCGACAGCGATCCAGACATCGAGCTTGTGACTGAGGTAGCGCATCCAGCTGACCGCCGCCGCGACCTGATCGCGGGGCCAGAACCGATGCGCCATAAACTTCCAGGCTGGATCTTTGTAGGCAAAGCAGAGGAAGTTTCCGGCGGGTATGACGCGGTTTAAATACTCTTCTGCATCGAGCATCTCACGCGCCGCCTAAAGAAAAAGAGGGGGCGCGGTTTGGACCCGGTCGCACCCCCTGAGTTTAACTAGGCATCAAGCAGATTGTGGATCGCGCTTTCCATGTTTGACGGCGCGGGCTGCGGCTGAGCAGCGGCTCCGTTGGTAGCGCCGCTCGCACGCGGACGCCCGCGCTTTGGCGCGGCCGGCGCGGCCTTCGCGGTCGCGGCGGCAAACGGGTTCTTTGGCGCGGCCGCAGGAGGCGGTGGCGGCGGAGGCGGAGGCGTGTTGCCGAGATCGTCGGCTTCGCCCTCTTCGACCTCGGTCTCTTCGCTCTCTTCTTCGCCCGGCTGCTCGGGCGGTGGCTCCGGTGTCGCGGCAGCGCGCTTCTTTGGTGTGGATTTTGGTGCCGGTGCCGGCTCTGCCTCTTCGTCAGGATCGGCTACCGGCGTAGCACCCAGCATGCGCTCGATCAACGGATCGGCGCAGACACCGCCGTTACCATCGGGACCGAGGACCAGAGCAAGCTGCTCGGGTGAGAGCCAGCCCATTGCCTCAAAGGTGATCCGGGGGTACGCCACGTCATAGTCAAATCCTAGCCGTGTCGCGACAACCTCAAAGGATGCGTCCTTGCGCTGTAGCAGATCTGCATAGTTGGCAAGGTTGTTGAGGCTCATCGGCGGGAGGCGCAGCATCATCGGACCGCCAAAGGATTCGTTCTCGATGTCACCCGACGGGACGATGGCGAGACGCCGGGTATCCTGGCACGCCTTGGCACGCTTGCCGCCCTCGGTGATCTTCGATCCCCACGCATTGTGGCGGCAGTTGCCGCAGAGATCGTTCTGCTTGCGAGTCACGCTGGCATCCGGCTTGACCCCATCGAGCGACCAGCAGTCGGGTGCGCTGTCATCACCCTCGGAATAGTTCTTCTCGTAGTACTGCTTGGATATCCCCTCGGCGACCCCGACGATGACCACCTCCAGGTTGGGCATCGGTGCCCCGCGATCGTCACGCAGCAGCGTGTCGGCGCTACGGTAGCGCAGCTTCCAAGCGCGGCCTTTGTAACCGACCACGGCAAAGCCACCCTGGACACCGGCCTTGGCGGCGGCGAGGAGGTTGGAGCGGCGGTTGCGGAGCGCAGGCGGCGGGCGGTCAAGGGGGATCAACTGACCTGCCATTGGGGATCTCCATATTTATAGGGTCTATAGAATGACCTATGTCGAACGGACCCGCAAGACCGTCGCCTGGCTCACCTCGACACCGGGGATCGGCTCGCCGCGCTGACCCATCAAATCAAGCGCATAGGTCTTGCCGACGCGTGCTTCCAACAGATCCCACTCCTCGCGCGACTTGATAAAGTCGAGTGTCGCCGGCCAGTCGCGCACCACCACCGAGGAGACGGTCGACTTGTACGCGGTGCCAGCCTTGCACTTGGTGCTGTCGGTCCCGGCCTCGTTAAGATGGGCGAGCAGCGCGGTTTCGATCTCGACCTTGAGGCTGACGAACGGTATCAGCTCTTGTTTGTGGTGCTCTTCGATTTCCTTCATTTTCATGCGTAACCGCAGATACGCCTCGATCAGTTTCGCCGGGGTCATCTTAGTTGGCCTTGCAGGGTATGCGCACGGAGCGCGGATCGTCGGGTCGCCCAGCGGTCGTGACCATCGTTAGCTGACCGCACACATCACACTTGACAAGGAATTTGCCGATGCGCGGTGCCGGGTACGGACGCAAGAAAGTAAAACACGTTTTGCGATCTGCATCATGCGGGATCACGGCGCCACTCTTCATATCGATCTGTGTGAAGGTCGTCGTGTCGATATCGATCCCATTGGGGTAGCGCGGATCAGGCGGGTGTTGAGGCTCACGTCTCTCATCAAACCATTCAACTTGTAGTGTCATGATCAGAACTCCAGTTCCTGCTGGTGGAACAGATCGAGCAACACACCCTGGAAGATCCCCCGGTCCTGCAGCCTGGCGTAGCACAGCCGCTCAATCGGCGTCCCCACCAGGTGGGCGATCAAGGTTTTTGCGGTCTGGCCCGGACGGCGAACGCGGGCGTTCGCCTGCTCGTAGGTCTCGAAGTTGTTTGTCGGACAGTACCAGACGATGGTGTTGGCGGCGGTCAGGGTCAGGCCATGCGACATGCAGGCCGGGTGCGCGACGATAACCCGGGGTCTCTCTTCGTTCTGAAACCCCGAGAAAATCTTGTTGCGCTGCCCGACGGGGGTTGAGCCATGCACCACAGCTACCTCCTCGGTGTCCCGCAGGTAGTCGGCCACGCGCTCCAGCGCATGGATGAACGGCACAAAGACGATCACCTTGCGCGAGGTGCTCTCGACGATGTCCTTTAACGCGTCGAGCCGCCCGGCCGCCGGCAGCTCAACCTTGCCATCGCGATCGGTGTAGATCGACCCACACGCCACCTGGAGAAGCTTGGATTGCAGCACACCCTCGTTGACGGCGGTGATCTCATGGTTCTCGTAGAGCAGTCGCATCTTATTAAACATAATCTCGTAGGCTCGCTTGGCCTCGGGCTCCAGCGGCACCGGGATCTGCCGGTGGGTGGTGGGCGGCAGCTCGGTCACGTCCTCCAGTGCAAACCGCACGCTCGGCTGCATCTGCTGGTGGATCAGCTCCTGCGCGCCCGACCGGCGTACCCACTTGAACTGGGTGATCTGGCGCATGGTCAGGTCACGAAACCTGACCCAGGTCCGCGTCGTGTTGCCCGGGGTCAGCATGTGGATCTGCGCCCAGGCGTCGGTCGGCGCCTTGGGGGTAGGTGAGCCGGTCAGGCCCCAGGCCCACTCGGTCTGCGCGACGATCGCCGCCGCTGCCTTCCAGAGGCCAGTGCGCCGGTTGCGGAAAACCGCGAGTTCATCGATGACAAACACCCGGAACTTCTTCGCGAGCAGCTCCTTCTGGATCAGCTTTAGACCGTGGTGGTTGATGATATAAAAGTCAGCATCTTGCTTCAGGCGTTCGAGCCGGGTGGCGCGGTCGCCGTGCAGCACCTGGACCCGGCCGCGTGGCAGTAGTTTAAATAGCTCGGCCTCCCATACCGGGGTCAAGGTCGAGAGCGGCGCGGTGATCAGCACCGGACCGATATTGGCGCTGCGCTTCAGCCAGTCGGCCGCCCAGATCACCGATCTGGTCTTCCCGGTATTCCCGGTTACGAAAATGCAACCATTGCGCCGCAACAGCAGGAACGTGCTGGGCACCATGAAGCAGTACTTAAACCCGTCGGGGCTCGGCTCCTTGGTGATAGCGCGAGTTGCCCGCTGACTTGCCTGAGTAAACCCGATCAGGGATTTACGACGCGCCGTCACACGCCATTCCCACTCTTCACCTCCCCGGCGATAACGTTCGGACAAGCCGATAGATGCGCATCGACCAGACGCGGCGTAGGCAAATTGGATAAAGTTAGCCTCGTCGTATTTGCTCGACGAGAACTCAAACAGTCCGGCCTTGCGCTGCGACCCATCCCAATGAACTACTTCGTCGGCAATGACTTCGAGTTGATGTTGGCAAATGTCGTAGCCAAACTGGAAACCTTTCTTATGGGGCCAGTTAAAAGTGAACTTAAAGAAGCCAACAGGTTGTACTGGGACACTGGTAAAAGTTATGCTGGCATCGTTAAGCAGTTGCTCCATGCGGGCAATCTTGCGGGGCTTCTTTAGCCGGACATCTACGCGCTCGTTGTAAGGCGTATAACCATCGGCGGTGAGTGCGACATGCACCCGCAACTCCGCGTCAGTCATGGGTATGACACGGCCATCGTCAACCCGGAAGGTCGTAATGAACCTCACGTCTTTGTTACGCATCCGGTCGTAGCGGTCATAGAGAGACTGCGCCGAGGCTACTTTTGTCTCGCCAGCACGATCCACATAAAGCACGCGGTGCTCGGGCGACAGAAGCTGGTCGATGCCATAGCGCGTCTTGAACCGGATCATCTCATCGCATGGCTGCTTTACATACTCAGCCTCGACAAACCCGATTGAGCCTGTCTCGGGGCGATACTCCGCAACTAAGCCGCCTTGATAGTCAGATATATGTCGCCACCCTTCGGGCGACAGATACTCCGTGCTGCCATCGACACAACCAAACTCGTTCAGCACAAAGGCCCGCTGGTTCTCGGTCAGCATCGCTGTCGTCGTGCGCTGGATCGCCCACGGGGTCTGACCCAGCCAGTCATAACGGGTCAGCACCGGCGGCGGGACCGCGAGCCCGAGGTTGCGCACCAGTCTGGTTTCGTCGTGTTTGTTTGGCAGTACTAACATGCGTTGTCCTTCATGGGTGAACTCCCGTGCATGGGGGATTAACCGGGCGACATCGGGTCGCCACGGCATAACGAGGTGTCGTGCGTCAGCGGTGAGAAACATCATTCAGGGTCTGGCAGTTTCATCTCACTGACGGATGGCATCGTGTCGAGCATATCGGCCTTCCAGCACTCTAAAATCCCGATGATCTGCAGGCGGCTCATCGCCCGGCCGCGCTCGACGCTAATAAACTTGGCGTCCTCTCTAAAGGCGCCGATGATGTAAGAGACAAACTCGCCGGCCTTTACCTGCTTGGTCATCTCTTCGAGCCCTTTGACCATCTCGTCGATCTCGGGCTTAGGCAGCGGAACGATGCTCACCTGTCTCGGCTTCATTGCTCGCTTCCTTTGCTACGGTAGCAACCCGCTTGAACCTGCGGTCGTTGCGGGTGCCGGCGCGATGCTCCAGCCCACCGTGAAACCCCCGTGTCCACTGGATCCGGTAGACCGGATGCAGACACCACGGCCAGTCAATCGCAATCTGCAGCTGCTCACGCAGCATTATTTGGTTCATGTCGCCCCCGCCATTTGGTCGTGACCGTGTTGAGCCATTGATCCAACTGCGCCAGTGATGCGTCATCGCGCACGATAAACACCGGGACGTGTACCGCCGTGATCTGCTGCATGATTGCCAGCTGGCGCTCTGTCGGGTTGCCAACACTGCTCTTTGCCTCAATGGCAAACCCCAAGCCGCAGCAGAACCCCAAGTAATCCAGTGTCGATCGCCCGTACCCACCTGGTACGGGCATGTAATAATATATATAGCTCCTATAATTATCGAGGACTTTTTTGATTTTAACTTTTACTCTCGCCTCGGAAACGACGGTTTTCATACCTGGAGTCTCCGAAGTTGCCAGGTGAGATTATTTCGTTCTTCAGTCAAACGAGTTTGTAATCGGCGTCGCTCAGGGTCATCGACACGGTAACTCTCAATCTCACTTTCAAGCGAGAGAATCCGCGCCTTTGCTGCGCGGATAAGCGTAGCTTCTATCGGTAGTGCATCGTGCATCATTTCCGTTGCCAGTACTTGCACCAGTCAAGCGGCGAGATAAACCCGCGCACCACTTCGCAGCGCCCGACCTTGAAGTGAGTACACTGCGAACAGTGGTGTGGCCCCTTGGCCGGGTGCTCGAACGCAGCCTCGGTCTTTGAGACCATGCGGTCAGGCGCCTTCATCTAAGGCCAGGGATAAAGAGGAAGAGTGCCAGCAGCACAGCGGCGATCCAGGCAAACCAGCTCGACGCCCAGCTAAACTGCGCCGCCGGCGGCACCGGCAACAAGGTGAGGAACCACAAAAATAGATCAACGATCAGAATCACCTCGATTATCATCACCGCGTTCCTTTCCCATGATAGGGACAGCTCACCACCCCGCAGTATTTGACGCAGAGACCCGACGGGGTGGGTGGGTATTCCTTATGGTGCATCGCCGCTTCGTACTTCTTGACGCGCGGCAACATCTTGTTCCAGATCAACGGGATATCGCTACGATGATAAACCTTGCTGACAACTTTATCGTAGTTGACAAAGGCCATCCCCGATCGCACCCGGTTGATCGCCGGGATGGTGTGAAAGACCGTCGCCGCCTGCAGCGACAGCTGGGTGTCGTCGTCGCCCACCTTGCCGGTCTTGTAGTCGACGACCACGGCAAAGCTGTCCATCACCTTGGTGAAGTCGAGCACGCAGCGGAACCACACATTGTCGGCAAAGAACCCGACCGGCTCAAAAAAGCTGTTGAGTGCCAGCTTCTGCTCGGCATAGGCAAAACCCGGTGGCTTCACCAGCATCTGGATCCAGCTCTCGTGCCGCGCCAGGTTTGGTGGCAGCTTCTGCTTGCGTGAGACCCGCAGCTCAAACGCTTTGTGGGTGTCGTGCCCTTCGAGCAGCGCGCCCGACTCCTCCTCGGTGATATCCTTGGCGATGTCGTAGTGGTAGTGCCGCTTCGGGCAGGTCTCGAAATTTTTGAGGCGCGAGTAGCTCCAGGCGAAACTCATTTTGGCCCTCTCTGTTCGAGGAAGTCGGCGATGCGCCGCGCCACATCCAGGCCCTCATGAATGGGAAGGAACAGGTGCATATTGTCTCGCAGCATCTTCACATCCGCTGCGTGCTGCTCGGCCTTGGCTTCGGCGCGGACGGCGGCAAGACCTTGGATTTTCCCGTGAACGGTCGGCTCAAGATCAATGTATGTGTACCAAGCCTTTGCGGCATCACTCAGATCACTCGCTGGCGGGGTCGGGTCTGTTACTTGCCCCATAGCAGCGATGGCGGCGCGGGCTATACGGGTTGCCACTGCAACATTGGTTTCCTGTGCCGGATACCAACCGCCCACCCCCATGATGGCACTTCTGACGCGCTCGACATCTGCCTCACTCGGCGGGCCGGGTGCGGCGCGGACGGCGGTCACGAACTCGCTCAAAACAGGCTCAAGTTCCTCGGCCGTCCATTGTCCATCACGCCCGCTGAGGAGAGGGTATGCGAAGGTTTCGGCTAGTTTGCGAATTTGCGTTGTCAGATCATCCGCGTAGCACGCCATCAGTGCAGCTCCCTTGATTCTTCCTCTGATTTGGCGCCGATCATCAGCGCCGCCACCTTCATCGACAGGATGTGCTGCAGCTCGGGCGGCGCGGTGTTGATCAGACGCACCAGCATGGTGTTGAGCACAGCCACCGCGTCGATCACCGAGAGCCCCTGGAGCTGCTCCGCGACTGCGTTGATGCGCGCTTCCCACTCTTCCATCGATATCATTTCAGTTCATCCTCAATCTCGACTATCAAAGTATTAATGCAGTCATACCATGACCTAAGCATCTGTAATGTTTCGCGTCGCACTAGTATTTCGGATCCGTCTTTATCCTCATCATAAGAAGTGGCGTACTCACGAACTGCCCGACGCATGTCGTCCATGCCAAACCTTATACTGACCGGCGGGTCTTGCCACCACACAGTCAGCGCATTGTCGTCGTAATCTTTAAAACCTGTGTAGCTAAATCCCTCATGTTTAGTATGGTCGTTGTCAACCCAAAGGCTACAGCCCCAGTCAAATTCTAACTTGTACGCACCAATGATCTCTCGGAAATACTCGAATACTTCCTCGCATTGTTGGTGGGTAAATCCTTTGTCTTCGAGCGTGCCAGTATAAATTTCATCGTTGATGTCGTTCGCCGCCGCCTTACGGACAGCGACCAGCTTAAACTCGTCGTCCGTCGTATTGGGGTCGTAATCGTCGCTCATGCGTTCACCTTCTGCTCGGCATCGTGCAGTGTCGCGCCCCAACCGCCCTCGCTGGCCAGCGGCAGCCCCTGGGCCCATGTCGGCACCAGCGCGAACTGGCGCTCCAGCTCGGCATCCATTGCCTCGGCCTCGTCCAAGGGTACGCAGTAGTCCAAGCTGTCGTGGGTGGTGAGGAACGGGTAGTAGCCAGTCTCTTCGTAGACGCGCACCGCAGCGTCGGTCACGACGATCCGCGCCAGCGCCTGGCAGATGTTCTCGATAGCTTTGGCGCCATAGATCTTGCGCCATGCCCCGTGCGCGCTCTTGTAGACCATCTGGTCGTCCTGCCAGTGCAGCTCGGGGTAGTAGATCTTCATCCGGTTGGGCAGCTGCAGCATCGCCTCAAGCGGTGTCAGCTTGGCCCGGCCAAACAGCAACCGCTCAAGCGTCTTGGGATCGGCCCGGTCGTTCTCGGCCATGAGGCGCAGCAGGGTCTGCGCCTGGCCCCACAGATCCGGTATCTCGGGGTAGTTGCTACGGTAGCTATAGACGATCCGCTGAGCCTCCTCGGGCTCGATCGCCACCGATATGCCGCCGTTACCGATAAAGAGCATGTGGCGAAAGCGTGGCGGCCCGCAGCCATAGCCCAGCCCCAGGATGCAGGTCTTGCCGACAAAGCGCTCCTTCACATCCTTAGGGGTAATCGGGCGCTGGTAGACGATCGACGCGAACTCGCAGTAGACATCGCGCCTGGCGGCGAACGCCTCGACGAGGGGGATGCACACCGCCAGCCAGGCCACCATCCTGGCTTCGATCTGCGACGCATCACGGTGGATTATGCGCATGCCCGGGGGCGCCTTGATCGCCTTACGTATGGGCGAGCCGCGCATGATGTTCTGCCAGTTCATCCCGCCGTCGCCGGCGAGCCGGCCCGGCCGCGCGCCATAATACTTTAGCGGCACCGGGGCCCAGCCCCGTCCCTGACGCGGCCAGTCGGTCTTAGACAACTCCCACAGCTTGAAGCTGCGGGTCTCTTCCAATGTTGATTTGACCGCGACACGCGCTGCCAGGATGGCCTGAACCTCATGAGGCTGAGACTGGTCGGCCAGTAATTCCTTAAACTGCCAGTCGCCCCGCGCCAACGCCGGGATTGCCTCGCCGGTGGTGGGCGAGGTTTTCATCGGCACCTCGACGCCGTATTCTTCGAGCAGCTGCTTAAACTGCTGGTTCGAGCTAAACCTTATCGGATCGATGGTCTCCACATAGGCTAAGAGCTTCTGCTTCTCGCGCACGACATGGGCGTGGTGATCCTTGAGGATCTCGGTATCGAGCTGGATCTGCGGCAGGATAAACATGCGCATCACCAGGTCGATAAGACGCAGTTCCTCGCCGCAGAAATACGCCCGCAGCTGGTCAAAGATCTCCCGGCAGTTATCGTTATCCCGCATGCAGTACATCGCGTAGCGGTCCAGCTCGGCGGGGGTGAAATCCTCCAGCCGCTTGCCGATGGCGTTCTCAACCTCGTTGCCCTTGGGCGGCAAGCCAAGGCAGTCGCTGACCCGGCGGAGGCTGGAGCTGCCGAGATACCAGTGCGTCGTGGCCCGCGCCATCGACAGCGTGTCCAGGTACATCTTGGGCACATGGCCAAAGCGCCATGCGAGGATGGCGCCATCAAATCTGGTGTTGTGAGAAAGCCAGGCAACGTTGGCCCAGTCGATCTCTGCAAGCGCTTTGGCGATCGCTGCTTCGCCGATATGCACCTGCGAAGGACGATCACCAAACTTGAGGCTGAGCATGATCGCTTGAAAGCGGGGGTCGAGGATGTACTCGACCTCGGAGAGTTTCGAGAGCGAATACTCTTTTGTAAAAGTCGTCTCGAAATCCCCACTGATTATCATTTCCAAATAATCCTTCTAATAATAGCACTAATATGTGCTTGATGCACATTAAACATTACTGCAAGTTCAGTTTGAATTATACCTTCATCATACAATCTACGTATTTTGTCTGCGTCATATTTAGTTAATACACAATAATTTCTATTGCGCGCCTGAGTACGCCGCGTTGCCCAGCGCACATTGCCCAGTTCATAGTTGCCGTCGTTGTTAATGCGATCGAGCGTCCACCCTTTACCGGGATAGTCACCTACGTCGTGCGCGAACGCATCAAAGTTGTCCCATCGGGCACAGACTTTAATCCCACGACCACCGTAATAACGGTAATCGTGGGTACGCATGTTATTGCAGCGGTTCCTGATATTAGTCCAAAGCCGGTAAAGCGGCGGCCTGGCGCCTGCTGACCCACGCCAAGCCGGCGCGTAGTACCCGTCATGGTCTATGAGTAGATCACCAGACACAGCCACGGTAGGGGGCTCCGCGCTCGCTTGGTCAGGCCCCCAGTCTATACGACCTATAATTTCGGCGTCGAGAGAAAACTAGCGAAACCCGTCGATATTCGAGCGGCACCACGCGAGGTGCTCATTCGTGGGTTCTCATGGCTTTAGTGGCTGATCGAGGTGGACAATGATCTGCTGCGGCGTCGAGCCGATCTTGTAGCCGAGCAGGCCAGCAGCGGCGATGACGACGCCGAGGATCAGTGCGGCGTTGCGCGGATGCTCCCACCAGGCTTGCTTCTTGCGCAGCAGCACGTCGAGCCGCAGCAGCTCGCGTTTGAGATAGTCCTCTTCATTTGCCGTCATATCTTTTCTCCCTCCTTGCGGCGCCAACCGACGATCCGCGCCGCCATGCCCGGCGTGTGGGGGCGGTCGAGCTGCGCCGCGCCGACCAGCATCTCATCGCACACCGCCAGTATCTTTTTGTTCTTCTCGTACCACACTGCAGCATCGCCGTAAGCCGGCCAGCCCCAGCGGTTCTTAGTGGCCGGGAGCTGGCGTACCCGGTCGCGCCAGCTGTTCTTTGAGCGGCTGCTAATATAGCCCCCCCGGTCCATCTCGTCGAACACCAGGGTCAACCCCGGCCAGCGCGCGATGATGTGCCCCAGTGTCATGCCTGAATGATGCAGAAATCTAACCAGGGTTTCGTTCAACAGTGCCGCCTGGCGATGCTCGCGAACACCTAAGTTAATCCACCTGACCAGTTTCTTATAGGTCTCGGGAGCTAACACCGCGTTGTTGAAGAACAGCTTTTTGTCAAACTTCTCGTTTCGCTGCTTGATCTGTTCCCCGGCCACATAGGCGCCATCCTGGATTTCGTAGGCATACCACAGGTTTTGCACACCGGTGATATTGATCGCCACCTCGCGATCGATCCCCTCGCCACCGACAAAGAACGACGGGCTCCTGGTGTTTCGCACCGACTCGGCGCCCATCGCCTTCAGCCTGTTAAACAGATCGCGCATCTCCGCTGGTAAGATCCCCTGCTGGACATCCTCCTGTGATAGTGGAAATCCCTGCTCCATTGTCAGGGTACGCACCTCGCACAGACGGCGGCACACACCTCGCAGCGACGACCGATGGTCGTCGCTCAGCTCGAAATTCGGCATCTCACACCTTTACCCTTACGGTTTCACCAAACGGCGCCTTGATGTCGCTGGTCGCGCACCACACTGTTGGATACCTCGGCTCCTCGGGAAAGCTACCCATCATGTCGGTGAGGTAGATCATCGTGTCGGGCACGATCCCCTCTTCGTCGAGATACGCGAACGGTGGATGAAAGCTCGTTCCCCCACGACCCGGCGCACCCTTGACCCGGATATCCGCGAGATCGTCCAATGATCTGGCTTCGTCGATCCGCTGGATCCGCGCATCGCACCAGATCAGCATGACCCGGCGCGGCTTGCAGTCGGCGATCACCCCACCGACCTCGGAGAGAAACACCCGCAGCTCGTCGTTGCTGACCGATCCCGAACAATCGATCGCCACTGCTACCAAGTCCGCGCCATACCCGCGCTTACTCGGCAGAAAGATCATCGGCGGCCGACCCGGGAACGGCGCCCCCAGCGGCAGATATCTGCGGTTGGGCGTGTTCCAGGTCTCGTTGCGCCGGCCGATGGTGCCGGTCAGCAGCATGCGGATATGCTCGGTCCAGGTAACCTGTGGTTCGAGTATCTCGTCCACCATCGTCTGGAACACCCCGGGCATCTTTCCCACCGCCTTGGCCGCCGCAGCGGCCCTGCCGATGGCTTCCTTGAACTCGGTCTCTCCCGGGATATCCTCCGCGCCGGTCACCGGATCGGTGAACGGTTCGAGCACCTGATCAAAGCTGCCGCCATTGGCCTTGGCGATTTTGTCGGGGTTGGCGCCCTTCTTAACCTGGCCATAGGTCTGGCCTGGCGGTTGAGAACTACCGCCTTGTCCCTGTCCCGACTGACCGCCGCCGCCTTGTCCCTGACCGGGCTGTGTCGGCTGCTGCGGCTGCTGCGGTGGCGGCTTCTGCCACTTCTTGACGTAGACATCCTCGGGCAGCTCTGTGCCGTCCACATCGGGCGCGTAGAGCCACTCGGGATTGCACGACCCGACCTTGGCTGTGATCAGACGGGCGTTGATCGAATAGTCGGCGCAGACATTGAAGAACTGACCATCAAACGGCAATCCGCGCAGGATCGTCGTCTCACGGTAATACTTCATCCGCGTCGGGTGATTGCTGATCGCATGATCGGTTTCATGCGCCAGCACAAACGCCCGTTCGAGCGGCGTGAGCTTGGCCATATACTCGGGGTTAAAGAACACCCGCCGGCTGTCGGTCGCCGCCGTATCAAAGTCATACGTCGGATATTCCTTCAGCTGGTCCCAGTAATAATGGGCAAAGAACGGGCAATCATCCATAAAGGCCATGCGGCCCTCGACCATTGCCTGTTCCTGAGCTGGCGTTAGCTTCGCCAACTTTGGTAACCTCTCCATTTTGTTTCTCCAGTTGCTACGGTAGTACTTATGTGTGGCGGTTTTTATTCGCAGTCTTTAGTGCTGCTAGCTGCCCACCACTATGGATGGGCAGTTCAGCAGAACTAACGCCGATAGGCTTGCTCAGTCTGTCGCCCGGTGATAGAGGCGGTCATGGCAGTGGCTTCCAGCCATCCCACGAGAAAGCGGGTATTTCGCGAACGCCGAGGCTGCCGTCTTTCTTGTATAGTGTCAGATGCGCTTCTGGCTTGAAGTTATAGGAAACCAAAATTCTCGTTATTTTGCCTTGGCGACGTCGATTGTCGACCCATACATCGCCGACTTTAAACGGTGCGGTTTCGCGGACTGCATTAATCAATTTTGTTTCGGCGTCTTGAAGCTCATCCCTGAGGCGCGTCACTTTGTTTTTCAGATCATCAATTGCGGTCATGTCCGTTTCCTTCCAATGGCGATGAATCAGGACGGTTGTTATGCCGCCCCTCCATCGGCCAGCGCATCAGCCTTGCCAGGCTCGTCTTTGAACCAGCAGAACCGTTCGCGCGGCCAGTGGATGTAGCGATGTGCGCCGCTTGCCTCGTCGGTGAACTGAGACACCACGAGCACAGTGTTGTTGGCTGTCCAAAAGACCGCCTTCACGCGCTCGTAGACCACCTGTACGGTGCTGTCGTCGCGATAGAGGGTCAGCGTGCGCGCGCTCATAGCGCACCCCATCCCAACGTGCAGGCATGAGCCGTCGCTTGGCTCGCAATCAGCACTACGGCGCTAATCACCATTCTCATAGTCATGCTCATCCTCCTCCCAACAATGTTTAAAGAGACGCTTCAACCCGGCGCGCTTTAGCTCGGCGGCCGCGACGGCGAGTATCGAGCGGTTTAGCCTCTCGCACACCCGCTCGGCGCGCTCGACGATGGGCTCGGCTTCAATCCACAGCATCAGCTCCGACTGATAAAATGGACCCCAGCGATAATTGACCCGGGCAAGTCGCCCGACCTCGATAACCACACGCAGCTGGCCATCGTCGTAGGGCTTGGCGTGGGTGATAAAGACATAATTCGCCTTCGGGGTTCCCTGCGTCACAGCCCCTGCCCTGGTGTTGTCACAGCCCCCATCGGGCCATCTTATCGACGATCTTCTGCGCGCTCGCGGCGGTATCGCTGCGCAGCTTTTCATCCTTGCGCAGATCCTCGGCCTCGATGCCCATGAGCAGCTCGTCGATATCCTGCGCCACCTCGCTCACCACCGGGTTGCCGGTGATGTTCCACCCCGGCAAGAGCGTCAACAGCTCGCGCACGTTGCCCACCGTCGCCGCGTTGGGCTTCTTGGTGGCGGCGATCAATGCCTCGATCCGCGCGCGGGTCTCGATCCACATGGCACGCGTTGCCTCCGCAACCTGGCGCTCCTGCTTCTTGGCGAGCAGCTTACCCAGCTGGTCGAGCGTGTGCCCGTCCAACCCGCGAAAGCCGGCGCCCTCGGGGATCGGCTCGAAGTCGAAATGCACGCGGAAGGCTTTCCTAATCTCATCCACCGTCGGGTAGTGGAACCCTTGGGCGATGGTCCCCAAATTGCCCTGCGCGCCCTGCACGAGCCCGGGATACGCCGGAAGGAAACTACCCTCCAACAGGTCGATCGCGCTCTTTTTGAGCACGCTCAGCTCCTTGACATATTGCTCGAACAGCAGATGAGACAACAGCCGGGGACCGCGCTGGCGCGGTGCGTGGGGATCGCTCACCCACGGCAGCGTCAGCTCGTAGTGGCGGGTGCGGACACTAAAGAACGCGCTGTGCGTGTCCCTCAGCAAGCCATCGTGCCCGGTCAACAGGTTAATGTTGACCCGGCCGATATCACCCGATGCGCCGTGGAGTTTCTTAAGTTCCTCCAAGGATTTCTTGTCGAGCTTCATGCCCTCCCAGACCGAAATCTGGACACTGGCGAGAAGCCCGGCGTTGCGCACCGCGTCGCCGACATCCTGCGTATGTACTGCTATGTCGTTCATGTTCTCCCTCTCTACTGCGCCTACCGGGCGCAGCGTTGCTACGGTAGCATTAAGGTGATCGGGGGTGATCACCCTCAGGCGTAACCTCGGCTACGTCTGAGGCTGATCACCGCCGGGCGCGAACGCACCCGGCGATGCTCATACTATAGCAGCTATAGATTACGAACGCGATGCGATGAACGTATCCTTGTTCTTCATCAGCCAGTCGCGGTGCTCCTGGGTCAGCGTGAAGAACTTGGCCTTTAGGGGATCGCCCTTGATCGTGCGCACGGCAAGATGCTGCATCTCGATGTGCATGCGGTTGATGTAGCGCTGGAACTGAGCGGAAGTTTCTTCTCTCACATGATGTGAGAGCATAAACGCCGTCACCATCTGCGCGTCCATCGTGTCGGGCAGTTTTGCCCGACCCGGATCACTGGCGATATCGTCAGGGTCCGGCAACAAGTCGGAATACTTCAGATGGGTAAAATACTGCCCCATCGTCGCGTTCCCGACCCAGCCGGCGCAGACCTCGCGCGCGACCTCGTCGATGGGCATCTTGTCGTTGGCGATCTCCTCGGGCCCACGTATGGCCTGCAGATCGCGATCCATCAAAACCAACGATCGCGGTGTGCAGAACGGATCGGTACCCTCGGGAACATCCTCATGAAAGACGACCCCAGGATGCTGCCGCGCGAACGACACGCTCATATAGTGAATCTTCTTTCGCGCGGCCCAGTCGAGCCACGGTTGCAGCTGCGGCTGGATATTGAGCAAGCACCGCCGGTTGACGATAAACATCAGCTCGCGCATGACGCCGCTACGATCCGACACCCGGTTCGTCGCCGCGATCACCCGCCAGCCGACCGGCAGCTTCCACGCGCCGACGTTCCCCTTGTAGATCAGCTCAGCCGCAGGTTTTTTAACATCTTCCTCCGCCTGGCCAAACTCATCGAGGAACAGCACACCCACCCTGGGCATCTCGCCGGTCCACTCGCCCTCGGCGTACCAGCGCACCGGCTTCTCCGGGTTGCCCGTGGGTTCACACACCCACGTATTGGCACGCACCGGCGCCCATGGCGGCCGCGAGAACACAAAGTCCGGTATGGACCCGCCATCGGCGGCTTTGACCGGAATGCCGAACCCGCGAACATCGGCTGACTGGATCGTCGCCAGCATAAACTGCGTCATCCCAACGGGCTCATTCAGGGTGAGGCACAAATCCTCAACATACTGAAACCCACCCTCGGTTTTGCCGACGCCCGGTGATGACTGCAGCACCATGCCCGACGCACGCTCACCCAGAGCTAACGCCGACACATGGGTGCGCAGCAGCACCCGCTTGGCTTGTTCCAAGTTCATGTTAAATACTTCCTTTCCTGTTGCTACGGTAGTACTAATGTGCGGTCGTTTTTATTATGCCTTCTGACAGGGCTTGGAACCTGTCTGCCGCATTACAGCGCTTGCGCGCTGTCCTCTGCGATTAATCCTCGGCGTCAAGCCGGAATGACTCGATGCGCATACGGTCACGGCTATGAGCCCCATCGGGATCATTGGCCAGCTTGTCGCGACCGGCCTCGGCCAACTCACGCGTGCTGTAGGCGCCGACGATCTCGTATTCGCCGGGATCGAACTCGGCATAAACCAGATAAACATGCTTCATAATTCACCTCCCAAGCTGCTGCAGCTGCCATTGCAGCTGGTTAAACTGGTTCTGCTGCTCCTGCATCTGCTGCTGTTGCTGCCATTGCAGGTCGCGCAAGGCGTTTAGCTGGTCCTGCTGGTATATGCGCTGCTGGCTCTCGCGATGCTCGCGCTCGTGACATGCCCAGATATCGCCTTCTTCGGTCAGACACGACGCGTGCGCTGGTGTCACTAGCGCCAGCGTGAGCCCGACAGCGATCAACAGGCCCGACCCGCAGGAACAGTCACTTGTTCTCAATTTCGCCTCCTATAAGATTGCGAAGAGGGTGGCTGTGAACACCACCCATAGCGCGAACATGCACAAGCCGGCGTAATGCAGAATGTCGTTCATTTCGCACCTTTCAGTTTTTCGCAGAGAAGCACGTATTTCATGTGCTCGACCGGTGATATCTCCTTGCCGCCCATCAGAAACGACAATTGGTTGACCATCAGGCGTATGGCGGGGTCGTGGCGTAGCGCATCGGTGCCGGCGAACCCCTCTTCGCTGCGCATTTCATTGCATGCTTCGATGATCGCATGGGCAATTCCCGACGGGTTACACGCACCATTGTCGATCATCAGTGCGTCTGCATATCGTTTTGACGTCATTTTTTCACCTCATTAGGTTGCTACCGTAGTTACACTGTTGTGTGCTGGTTTTTATTCACTGTCTTCTACATCGAGTAACTCCTCTAGGTGTTCCGCGAGGCCGTCTAGGTGTTCCGCTACGGCGTCCGCTTTGATCCCGAGCAAGATTTCCCTATCGAGTTCCGCCAAACCGCGCTCGATAAGCAGGATCAGAAATCGTGAAAACGGCTTTGTGTTCCCGACAGAAGCCTTTGCTAAGCGGGCGCGACGTTCCAAATCGGCTGAAAGCGAGATCTGTATGCGGCGCATATTACCCTCCTAATAAGACACACTGTTGTATAGGAACTATAATCTTGGCTTACTACCGTAGCAATCTGTTTTAGTGCAAAAATTGCTGACGGTCGCGACGAGATTAGCGTGAATTGTCGCGTTATATCAACAGGTTATAATTAATTTCATGATTTGCGCGGTTTTTTTCGCGGGTGAGACGGAGAGTGTAGCGGGCGCGAAGTCTAGCGTCTCGCGTTGGCCAAAACACTCATGGTCCTGTTTGAATCATGATATATATGTAATTAATTATTATTATTATTATTATATTATATTATATATATCTTTCTATATGTGTTTAGAAGAGGTTAGCGCTTTATGTACTACAGTAAGTGTATTACTACGGTAGCAATCCTTGCTACCGGTCGAGAAATCGCGGCGCATAACCAGATTAAAGCGTTGCTATCGCTGTGGAATTGTCGGGCAGTCGCCGCGCACTATCTGACACCATACTGGCACCAAGCCAGCGGGACGCTAGGCTAACGCGTTGTAATCGCTCGCGCACTGGCGCACGGCGCACTAGCTTTGTAGGTATGTGCGCACGGCAAACGGCCGCGCCAGAGCACTGGCGCGGCCGTTTAGCGTACGGTAGGCAAAAGAAAACGCCAGCGCAGCGCGCTGGCGTTTTGCTTATGGAAGTGTGCGGCGCTTAGGCTGCGTTGAACTCTGCGATAGCATCGGTTAGCACGTCGCTGGCCGCGTCGTTCGCTGGCTCCGGCGCCGGCGCAGGTTCTGGCTTGCGCAGGTTGCTAGGCGCGGGTTCCGGCTTTTTGTTCGCCGCGTCGCGCGCCTCGCGAAGCGTCTTAGCGTCGATCTTGCCTAGGAACGCGTCGATCGACTTGAACGCTTCAACAGGGAACTCAGCGTGGAACGCACTGAACACCTTCCGCATTGCCTTCAGCTTCGCAGCGATCTTCGCGTCATCCTTGGTAGGATCGCTCGCCATGCCAAAGCGCACGATGCTTTCCTGATCAGGAAACGACGCACCATGCTCGCGAACCTGCCGCAACAGTGTTACGAGCATATGCGTCCGACGGCGGAACGCTTTGGCGAGCGGCTGCGGCGCTTCATCGTTCGCCGCGACTGCCTCGCGTTCCTTATCCCATGCTGCCGTTCCCAGGTCGAAAATTGACGGCAGAACCTGCCGAACCTGGGAATGCATCGCGAGCCGCAGCTGTGAGGCGAACGTTTTGAGCGTCGCGGATTTCTGATCGTTCCGCGCGGCTAACGCCACATCAACCGCTCCGTCGCACGCGTCATCAACCCAATTGCTCGCGAACGCAATCTGCGCCGCGCCACGAAGCAAGGCTTCGCGCTTGGAATTGGTGGCGTTCGACGCTTCTACCAACGCGTCATTGGCAACCTTTTGCTGGCCAGCGATATCGGAGAACTGCGCCAGGAAACTGGCCACGCTTTGCGCGGCCGCTGCCTTTTGCTCTGCGATGATAACTGACATTTTGGTACTCCTATGTGACTAGCGCGCCCATGCGCACTCATAGGGAACGGCGGTTGTTATTACTGCTACAGCATGGCCAGCGTGCTACCGTAGCAACGCGCGGATGGCCAAGCGGCCGAGCGGCCAACCGGGCGGGGTAGCTGTCCAAGGGTGGGCGGCCAGCCCGGCGCCCACGTAAGGCCACGCCGTGACTACACTCGTAGGAAAAATTAACCTTTGCCTCACTGGCATTACCCCTTGGTGTATCGTGGGGAAGATGACCCCGAGCAAAATTAACTTTTAGCCTGTTAGCGAACACACAGCCCCTCAACGAAATGAAAATTAACGATTGCGAAGCGACTGGCGAGGAACGCCCTGGCACGTCGGGGCGTTTACAGCGACCGCTCGTTGCGGTCGCTGTAATTATAGCAGCTATCATTTCGGGTTGACGACCCCGAATCGTACAGCTAGCTTACTATCTCTGCAAAAAGACGTGCTTTGGGGGACAAGCACATACCCGCCGCCGAGGCCAAGAATGAGTGAGAGCAGGGAGCTGTTTACCGACGAGTTTGGCCATATCCGGGTCGCGGTGATCGCCGCGCCGATGCTGGGGGGTGCGGAGGAGCGGCGGGCGGATCTGGCCTTGTTCTATCGCGAGTTGGTGTTTGAGCGGGTCGGGAATGTGATTGTCATCGGGCCCTTGTTTGATCCTCACGCAAATTTGAGCAAAGGGCAGCGGCTGCGCTACCTGGCGGATAATTACCCCCACGAAGTGGGGGTGGTGACACATGCCCTGGTCGGGCATAACAGCCAGGCGGAAGCGGCGATGCGCGCCGCCGGGCGGGTGGACTGGCTTGATTTTGCCGCAGGACCGGATACGGCTGCGGCGGTCGTGCAGCTGCGCCGGCCTGGTTCATCGTCGGGTGTGCCGCTGGTGTTTGTCTGGGATGATACGGCAGCCGGCAATGGCGCTGCTTCTGACGATATTGATTTTGTGCGTTACCGCAGTCCTGGTTTTACCGATGGGGTGATCGTCGTTGGCGGCCGGCGCCGGCATGATTACCAGTGGGACGGGGGTTGTTTATTGGTGAGCCCGGGGTTGTTCCACGGCTCGGAGTTGTTGGAGGATCCCGTCGGGCCGGTGATACTGGAGCTGCGGCTGCACAATCCAGGTCTGTCGCTCGAACAGGCTTATCATCCGTGTGATGTCTGGGATTTTAACGGGACCGATCTGCGCCGTTTAGCCGGTTGCTGATATCGACCTTACGGTCAGGCTCATTTAATAAAATTTATTTTGTATCCCCTGCGACGGGCTGTCGCAGGGGAGCTGTTGCTTCCCGGTTTGTTTTCATGCTGTTATAGGGAAACCACTGTGGATAACCCGCGAACTCTTAACAAAACCGCCCTAAATCGTTACTATACTGTTGTTGAAAAAATATCCCCTGATCCGATATACCCGTTCATGGAACTTTAACCCTAATGCTGGCATTTTGTAATTATAGGTGATATATAATCGGTCCACGGGCTGACTGTGGATAACCGGTGGATAAATAAAATGATCGTGGAGCTGCGCGTGGCAAAAGGACATTTTGGGGTGCCTGAGGGGGGCACAAATCTGCCGGTGGTTTCCAACCACGTCGTGCAGAAGTTGGTCGACTGGCTAAAGGACCGGGAGCAGATGCAGCGCCCGCCGGAGGCCACGGCAAAGGTGCTGGCGTTTATCATACTGGCGTATGAGAAGCGGTTGCCCTTTCCCACCAGGCCGCAGCTGGCTGCTCATCTCGGGATCAGTGTGCCCTCGGTTGACGTTGTGTTATCACAACGTCAAGGCACCAAGGACATTCGCATCGTCTCCCGCCTCAAAAAAGGCAACGTCCAGCAGCGTGTGTCCACCATCAAGTTCCGCATCGTGATCCCGACCAACAAGGAGATGATCAAGTTGGTGCTGGGCGCGGTCGAGGAAGACCGCGCCGCCCAGGCCGCGATGAAGCCACGGCGCCGTCGCAGGGAGGAAGTTTAGGCGCTGAGCCGTACCCCCGCACCCCCGGTGTCGCCGGGGTACAGAAAGATGATCCCTGCCTGTTCGAGCGCGCGCTGGATGCGGAAGAGGTTTTCGGCACGCATCGCGCCCACCGCTCCGGCTTCCGCTCGTTGGATCGATGAACTGCTCAGACCGGACTGTTCTGCTAATTTAGCGGCGGTCCACCCCAGGAGGGCACGGGCCGCGCGGATCTGGGCGCCGGTGATCATCTCGGATATCTCAACGCATGATTCGGGCGTTGGAGACAACTCGTTGGGTTTTTTATGTCATGTGTGAATGTTTTGCTGCTATCGTAGGGGTTGTCGTCGCGAAATTTTGCGGGGTGCGAGATGGCGGTTGAGCTAGTGTGTCCGCGCTGCGGTTCGACCGATGTGCGCCAGGTCTGGTACAACCGCTTCAAGGATGGGTTGATCGTCCCGGCCTACCCGACGATCGACGACGATATCTGGGATTGTGCCGCGTGCGGGGGCGAGTTCGCGGTGGATATCCTGGACCTGGTCGAGCCCGAGCAGGTGTTTGCGGTTTACCAATACCCCGACGGCACGATCCGCACCGAGCCGGATATGCGGCCGATCTTCGAGCATTTCATGGAGGCGCTTGCCAGGGTGGGGCCGTACACGGTCCGCGCGGACACCGGCGGCGGCAAAACAAACCTCATGGCTGAATTGATCAGGAAAATCTGATCTGCGGGTGTTTTCATATTATGGTGGGGTGTGTTTCTACCACCCAGCATGCCGTTCTCCAGGGCGGTGCCGATGCGCGATCGGCTTAAGCGGGCGATGACGCTCAAGCATATGGACATCGTGCGCCGATGAACGGGATCCACCTCAGCGAGATCGATGTGGTGGGTGCCTACAAGCAAGCCAGCATCGACCTGCTGGGGCACTACAATCGGACCGAAGCCGAGCTGCGTCTGGTTGTCGAGGAGGAGCGCCGGCGGCTGCGCGACTTGCAGCGTTTCGCCAGGCTGAGCGCGATCTTCTGCTTCGTCATGGGTGCGATCAATCTCGGCTACATGGTTTGGCGTTGGTACGCAGGCTGCCCGTGAACGACAAATATGTTCTCGATTCCGATGGCAACCCGGTCCGCGAACCCAGTTTGTTAAAATGGGCGCTATGGTTCGAGCATGCCGATCGCCAGGTCGCGCTTGATGTGTTTGCACAGGGGCACCGCGTCTCCACGGTGTTCCTTGGGCTCAACCACAGTTTTGGGTCGGGACCGCCGGTGCTGTGGGAGACGATGGTGTTTAACGACTATGGTGATATTGCGTGCGAGCGTTACACCAGTCGGGAAGATGCACTCGCCGGTCACCAGCGCGCCATTGAGGAACTTGAACGCAGGCTGGCGGTGCAGCCCTGATCTTATAGGTACTGGGTTCGCACGCAGGGGTCGCGCACCAGCCGGCGCAGCGCGGCGTCGAGCAGCTGTTTGGCGATTATCAGACTTTGCAGTGCGGTCTGCTCGACCCTGACCGGAAGCTCGCCGTCGCGGTAGATGGTAACGTGGATCACTTCCTCGGGGTCGGTGATGATGATCCGCGCGCGTGCGCGGTTGCGGTCAGGGTGTGTCATGGACCGTGAGCCTCGCAATCCCGGATGATCTGCATGGCTTGCTCCAGTGTCTCGTGGACGCCAAACCCGCTTGACCGAACACCGATATAGATCACCGCGTTTGTCCCCTCGGTGAGATGCTTGTGATGCTCAACCGCCGCTGGCTTGATGGCCTTGATGGCGTCGCTTGAGATCAGCAACGCGCCGCCGTCCGGGCTGTGGAATGTCAACATGCACACCGCTGTGGCGGCGAGGGTTGTCACCGTTGTTCAGTCCTCCATTGGCGGGCCCGGTTTAGGGTCGACGGGGTTGAGCAGGGCTTCCGTCGAGCGCGGGTTCTTCCCCGGCCTGACAAAATCCCCGCCGAGATAGGTCGGGATCCGCAGCGGGCGTGCTAGCTTGCGCTCGCCGCGCATGATGTCGCCGACCTGCTTCCGCAGTTCCTGGCGCATCTGTTTGGTGACGGTAAACATCAGGTCCACCCGGCGGCGGTGACGAGTTCTCGGGATTGGGTGACACGCGGCCGGTCGCGCCGCATGACCCGCGCGGTGTAGTTAGACTGGGTGCCTAAACAGAAGTATTGTAGGGCGTCACAGTTATGAACAAGTAATGAGTTGGCATAATAGCAATGAGTGTTAGCTACTCTTAGATTTATTACTATTACGCTTTCTTGCAGATATTTTAGTTCCGCAACGACGGGAACAGGTTTTAATCGGGGTGTATTTGTTGACGAAAAAAGGTACGCCGCATTGGACGCAGATCCTGGCTTCGTGGTCGATCCCGCTTTCGAGTCGTGTCCTGGATTGACAATACGGTGAGCAGAACCCCCGCTTGCGGGCTTGAGCAATGACCTTGTAGGGCTTCCCACAGCGAACGCAGGTAAACTCCTCTGGAATAGTGCCGGCCCAATGTTTGCGGGCGTGGTCGCTAGCCGTGTAAATTTCCAGGTTGGCAATGTCGTTGTTAGCTGGGTCACCGTCCTTGTGATGGACGTGGCAGCCTGGCGGAGGCGGTCCGTTATGGTGTTCCCAGACGGCCCGGTGCAGCGAGGTCGATTTGCCGCCGTTTTTGTTCCAGAAGTATTGGTTACCGCCGTATCGGTAATACCATTTACCGAGGAACTTCTGTTTCGTTGTTGGCATTCTAATACGTCTCCCTGCCGGAGCATGAATGCCGGAACCCACTGCCCTTGACAGGCAAACGGGTGCTCGGGCGTGCAGCGCACAGTGCGTCCGTCGCTTAATTTAACTTCCACCGTAACGGCCACTTCGCGGGCGCCAGTGACTTCGATCCGGCGCGCCCCGGCCGGCGTTGCTACTAGATGGCCGGGACGCAGTGTCTCGATGGGTACATCGCCCATAGGCGTCGCGATCGGTGTCCCGGCGACAAAACATACGTCCGACCACGGGTGCTGCTTGTCGGGCAGATCGTCGAGCTGGCCGTCGCGCCGGCGGCGATAGCGATATTTATTTCCGAGGGACTGCACCAGGATGGGGCAGCCCTCGCGCGAGATCTGCAGCGCCGGCTGCTCCATGATTGTCGAGCGCATCAGCTTCTCGACAGCAGTCAAACGTGCGTCGATCGCGTTGGTCGATGCCGGATAAGCCAGAAACCCGAGATCATTGAGATCGTCAAACGGGGTCGACTCGGAGACCTGGCTGCGTGCCCGGCCGGCGGGGTCGCCAACGATAAAAACTCGCTTTCCGGCAAAGGGTGGCGCTAAGAGGACTGGTTTGAGGTGCTCCTCCACCATCTGGATGAGCCCCATCCCCTCGGTGACCACCTCCTTCATGATGATCGCGCGGCCGTAATTGTCGTGCTGGCCAATGACCGCGCAGGGGGTGCGGCCAAAATCGAGACCAACCATGATCGGCTTGGCCGGGTTGACCACCACCTTCATGTCGCGGACGTGGCTGGGGGCGTGAAAGCTCTTTCTAAAAACCGCCTGGCCGGCGTTGGACGTGCCCCACTGCGATTCGACGTGGACCGCTGCCCAGTCGAGATCCTTATCGTCCATCAGCTCGTCGTAATAACCCTCGGCGAGGTTTTCGATGTTCTCCGCCAGGGGGCTCAGACCCGAGGGCTGGTGAAAGAGCTTCCACGCCGGGTGGGGATTGAGCACCAGACGGTCGTGGTAGGGCGCGTCGGTGTCCCACGGGTTGGTATCGGCGATGATCCCGCGCTTGGCGGCGCCGCCCATTGCCTTGGAGGGGTAGCGGCCGCACCTACCAAGCAGCGGCCGGATGATGTCAAACGGGACTTCGCGCAGCTCGTTGATGTAGGCGCCGGTGAGTTGCATGGATAGCAAGCGCCGAACGTCTTCCTTGCTGTCGAGCGGGATGAGCGGCCAGTCCGAGTGGACATGCGTCCCGTCGGGGAGATTTAATCGCAGCTGCAGGGTCGAGTCGGTGGTGTAGAAATGCACCACACCCTGGAGATAGCTCACCGCGTCGGCGAGCACGGTCTGGCGGAGTTGTTGCAGGGTGTTTCTTATGAGGGCGAAGCGGGTATAGCGCGTCTTGTTCCACGCCGGCTGGGCACAGGCCCAGCGCACCAGCTCCATAATACAACCCATCGTCTTGCCGGAGCCCAAGGGCCCGACGATGACGCGGATGCGGTGCGTGTCCCGCATAAAGGCTTCGACGGTGGGTGGTGGAACGTATTCCACCTAGATGTCCTCGTCCTCGAACTCTGGATCATCATCGTCTTCGAGGGTTGGTGACCTTGTGGTCTTACGAGGTTCGTCGGGGGGTGCTACCGTAGCAACGATGGTTTCGTCACTACCGTTGCGGAAGTGAATATTAAGAACAAAGTTTGCGCCGATCGTGCTGGCGTTTTTATTGGCGGCCTGACTGCCATCGACACCGCCGACGCGGTTGAGCTGCTTAAACGCATCGATCCGTTGCTGCGCCGGGATCCGGGGATCGGCGGCGATCGACGCGGTGGGGATGATGAGGTTCTCGGTGGCGGCGAGGGCTTTTAGGCGCACCCGGGCTTCGACACCCTCTTCGCTTTCGAGGTTGGCGCGGAGCTTCTTTACACCGGCGACGATGTTGGGGTGGCCCTTGAGATATTTGTAAAGCCGCTCCGGTGTTCTGAGCCCGTAGCGGATGGCGATCTCGTCAAATGGGTGGAGCTGCAGTGCCAGGTCATATTGTAGTTTGAGGATCAGCGCGTCATCGACTGCCGGGTTGTCATCCAGCACGATAACTTCGTCGATCAGGGCGTCGATTGAGGAGCCATTCACGCGCGAATTTCCTGGGGTATTGCGCATTTCCTGACCTGTGGTATATCTATAGGGCCTATAAACTCATAGGGGAACATAAAAGTGCCGCAGGCGATACCGGGGAGAACCTCCTCCTCGCCGCCCGCCGCTAATCGGATGGCGCCGGGCTTCCTGCGCGTTGTCTCCCCCGCTGAGTTGGATCAACAAGACGCCGACAATCTGGCTGCGCAGTCGCAAAGAAACCGTCCACCGACAGTCGAAGACCTATCCAAGTACATACGCAATCGCTGGCAGATGTTCCGCAATCATCGGAACACCGGTAACAATCCCCTGAATCAGAGATTACTACGGGCGCAGCGTGTGTTCGAGGGTCAATACGATCCCGATAAGCGCCAGGAGATTTTAAAGTTCGGCGGGTCGGTGGTGTATTCTCGCCTGGTGGCGGTCAAGTGTCGCGGCGCGACATCACTGCTGCGTGATGTCTATCTTGGGGGCGACCGGCCGTGGACGATCGAGTCGCAGCCCGACCCGCCGATCCCGCCACAGATCATGTCGGCGATTGCCCAGGTTGTCGCGTCCGAGGCGGCGCAGCAACACGCGATGGGCACCCCGCCTGACCCCGACTCGGCGCATATGCGCTACGTCAACCTGGTTCACCAGGCGCAGCAGACAGCGTTGCGTCAGGCGCAGAACCAGGCCGAGGCCGCCTCTAACAAGATCGACGACATCCTGATGCAGGGGCATTTCTACGATGCCCTGGCGGAGTTCCTGGTCGATCTGCCGCTCTACCCTTTCGCCTGCATCAAGGGGCCGACGGTTCGGATGGTGCCCAAGCTGCAGTGGCAGGGCAACACACCGTCGATCCAGAACATCCCGCAGATGTTCTGGGAGCGGGTTGACCCCTTTAACCTCTACTGGGATCCCGGTGCGGTCTCGCTGGAAAGCGCCGAGATCATCGAGCGCAAAAAATTAACCCGGGCCGACCTCAACGCGCTGATCGGGCTGCCCGGCTACAACAACGCGGCGGTGCTCGCTTCGCTCGAAGACTACGCGCATGGCCTCAGAGACTGGCTCGACGCGCCGGATACCGAGGCGGCACTGCTGCGCAACCGCGAATCGCCGTTTATGAACTATTCGCAGCTGATTGACTGCATCGAGTACCACGGACACATCCAGGGGCGGATGCTCCTGGAGAACGGTGTTGCGCGACAACAGGTGCCCGACCTTGATCGGGATTACCTGGTGGAGAGCTGGGTCGTCGGGCAGCACACGCTCAAGACCCAGATCAGCCCGAGCCCGCGCCAGCGGCACCCCTATTACCTGACCAGTTTTGAGAAGGTGCCGGGCACCGTCGCTGGGCACGGGCTGACTGACATCCTTGAAGATCTGCAGGAAGTCGCTAATGCGACGCTCCGAGCATTGGTCAACAATATGTCGATCGCTAGCGGTCCCCAGGTTGTCGTCAATACTGAACTCCTCGACCCGACGACTAACGAAGACAATCTCTATCCTTGGAAGCGCTGGAAGATCCTGTCGGACCCGTTGGGCTCGACCCGGGAGCCGGTGACCTTCTTTCAGCCGTCGTCCAACGCCCAGGAGCTGATCGGCATCTACCAGGCGGTGACGGGCCTCGCCGACGATATCTCGGCGATCCCGCGCTACATCACCGGCGAGAGCTTGAAGGGCGGCGCTGGCCGCACCGCTTCCGGTCTTTCGATGCTGATGGGCAACGCTCAGAAGGTCTTACAAACGGTCGCCGCCAACATCGATGACGATGTGCTGCGCGGTGTGCTCGACCGGCTCTACGACATGATCATGCTGACCGACCGGTCAGGACTGCTGACCGGTAACGAGCAGATCGAGGTCAATGGCGTCGTCGTGGCGCTGCAAAAAGAGACCGAGCAGCAGAAGCAGCTGCAGTTCCTCCAGATTACGATGAACCCGCTCGACTCGCAGATTGTCGGCGAGGTCGGCCGGGGTCGTGTGCTGCGTGCCTTGGCCAAGGGGCTGGGGTTGCCCGACGACATCGTGCCCGACGACGACACGGTGCAGCAGCAGGCCGAGCAGCAGAAGGCACAGCAGGCGGCACAGCTGGCGATGGAGGCGCAGCAGGCGATGGCGCGCAACCAGGCCGGCGGTCAGATCGGGCCTGCCGCAGCGGCAGGCCCGCAGCCACCGCAGCCACCGCAGCCGCCGCAGCCGCCGCAGGCACCGTCCGGTCAGCCGCCGCTTCCCGGTGCCCGCATGGCACCAGACGGCAATCACTATGTCCCTGACCCCCGTCCTGGGCGGCAGGGGAAGTACCTGATGGTGCAGTGAGATGCGCGGCATCTCCATACCCACACAGCCGAGGACCGCGCTTCAGCCGGTCATGTTTGGCGGCGAGCAGGGTGCGGCGCGGGTTAGCCCGACAGTTTTGATTCCGCCGACTTCGGTGGCTTCAGCGGGTGCTAATGATACCCCTACATGGGCTTCGGCATTGGCGGGGACAGCTACTGTTGCCGGTCCACCCACTCAAGTTGGGCCGGGGATGCCGGTGACGGCGGCGAAGCAGTTGGCGTCGCAGGGTGTGCCCGACAAGAATATTTTCTATCAGACCGGGTGGTTTCGCGGGGCTGACGGGACGTGGCAGTGGGTGCTGCCCGATCGGGGGGCTGCGCTCAATCGTAGTAATTTTGATGTCACACCGGCAGTGCCGCCGAAAGTCATCGTCGCCCCTTACAAGCATGCTTCGGGTGCGATGGACTCGGGTTACACCAGACCGGGGACACCGGAGACGCTGGCGCTACGTCCCGGGGAGTACAAGCTCCCCGACGTGCTTCAGCATCCTGCTCTTTATCAGGCTTACCCAAAGCTGGCGGATGCGACTGTTTCACCGCTGCCTGCCAGGGAGGACAAGGGTTCTCTTATGGCTGACTACAACCCTGCGACCAACAAGGTCCGGTTGGCGTCCGGCCGTAGCGAGCAGGAACTGACATCGACGTTACTGCACGAGTTGGAGCATGGGGTGCAGAAGATTGAGGGGTTTGCTCCCGGCGGTGGCGATTCAATGTTCCTGCCAACCGGCCATTACAGCCAGTTGGATGCTGTGCTGAAAAGCCAAGACACTGCGAAAGCTGAAGCTGCTAAGACGCTGGGTCAGGATGATGCTAATTACTTGATGTATTACCTGCGGAGAAAATTGGTTTACAGCGATAACGACCCAAGTATTCAAGAAAATCTAAATCGGCTTCGTTCTAAATTACCGGCGGATGTGTATGACCAGGCGACGAAAGCGGCTGCTGCACAGTATCCGCTTGAGCTTGATGAAGATAGCGCATTTCAGAAATACCAAAATCTTGCCGGTGAGACGCAGTCCCGGAAGGTTCAGGCAGAATATGAAGGGCAGAACTGGGACCAGTATCCACCGGACATGCCGGGTTTTGTGCCGGGTAATCAGCAACTGATCCGCGATCCCAGTGCCCCGTATCATCAACCGATCCTGACGACTCCTGGCAAACAGTACGACCTGGTCTCGGTCGACCACGACCCTTTTGCTGCGCCTGCCGGCTCGTCGATCCAGCTCACCCCGGTCGGCCACGATCCCTTCACCCAGTCTGCGCCGCCGGGTCCGGTGACGCTGACCCCGGTCGATCAAGACCCCTTCGCGATGCCAAACACGTCGCTGCCTTCGCAGTCGCAGATGCCCGTTCCGGTCATGCCGGCGACGGCGATCACGTCGACATCTGATCTGGCGGCGCAGGCGCAGGGCAACCAGCCACCGATGCCGCAGGACCAGCCGATGGTGCAACCGGTCAACACGGTGACGCAGTGATGGCCGATCCGAACGATCCCAACGATTTTAGCGATCGCTACAACACTGCCCTGACGGCTGATCAGGAGCAGCAGTATCAGCAATGGCTGCAGGCTCAGTCAGCGCAAAACAACCGCGACATGAGTGGGGACACTTACGATTACGATTTGCGCGGCGCGTTTTTGAACGACGCCGGTGCGGCGGCAAACGGGCACTACCCGGATACTTTCAAGAAGCCAAACCACCCGACGTTTTCTGATCAGTCACAGTATAGCAGCGCTGATGGTTATGTTGGCGGGCATTGGTCTCAGGACGGCCAGAATTGGACGTTCACTCCCGGTCCAACCAACATGATGGGCCCTGATGCGCTGCAGGATTACTTTCAGCGTGCCGAGCCAGGCAACACCGTGGTTCTCCCTGGCAGTCGCGAATACCCAAAGACTTTGTTTGGCGATTTTTACAGTCCGACTTTGTCTGACGATTCTCCGCCAGACAGGTCGAAGTACTACAAAACTCCGCAGTGAGGAGGTTTCTATGGCCTTGATGAGCCCTGACAGCGGTGTCGAACGTCGCACTTACCCAAAGAGTGCTGCTTCACCTGGCACCAAGCAGACCTCGGTGCATACCGAAACTGACCGTATCAGCGGCGGCCCGCCGCATGGTGAGGACACTGGCCCGACCGGGTCGGATCGGAGCTATCCGAAGGGTTCCGCGATCGATATGTCGGCGGATTTTATCCGCCCAACGACTGATGTTTATGTCGGTGGTGTCGGGCCGGAGGAGGGCGGCTGATGGCGCGTTCTTCGCAGCCCTCGATGGTCTACCTGTCGTCGGGTGGGTCGATGGGGATGATGGGCGAGGAGCCGCCGGTAAAGGGCGCGCTACGCCCGCTGGGTAAGTCGATTCACGTCCAGCGTCTCGGGTCGATCGTCGGCCGGCGCGGCGCCGGGATGTCGAACATCACCGGCGAGAATCAGCTGTCACATAGCTTCAACCACTACGGCAAGGGTGGGTTGCCCGGGCTCGATGGTGGTGGAGGTGGGATGTTCTGATGAGCATTGTCAATCTCGGTTCAGCCGCCGTCGAGGCGATCCTCAATCTGCGAACGACTAGTGACTGGGCGCAGGTAAAGGCAGGGCTGACTGAGCAGATGGGCAAGTTTATGAACGCCGCCGTCGAGACCGGCACGCCCGATGTCTGTGGCTATGCGCGCGCCTTGCGTGATCTGATCATCTTTATTGAGATCGCCGAGGCGGGGCCGACCGGGCCGCGCAAGGGTAAGCCAACACCGTCACTCGAACATGCGAGGCGGTTCAATGGCTGAACCGCGCACGACAGAAGTCGATCCTTACGCACCGCCGATCCCGCCGCAGGTGCGCCGACGGGCACGCCAGGCCGAGGAGCTGCAAAAGCAGATTGCCGAGCAGGAAGGTGGTCAGCCGGAGGGTGGTGAGGCGCCGCAGGAAACGCCGCCGCAGGAGGGCAGCGAGCGTCCGCCGATCCAGGAACCGCCGGCGCAGGATGCGCAGCCACCGGCTGAATGGGAGCAGCGTTACCGGACACTGCAGGGCAAATACGATCGTGAAATTCCGCAGATGCGGGCGCAGGTCCAGTCCCTGGAGAACCTTATTGCCACGATGCGGACGGCACCGCCGCCACCACAGATGCCGGCGCCGGAATCGGTGCCAGCGTATTCGCCGGTGTCGGAGGAGGACCAGCAGGCATATGGGCCCGAGCTGATCGAGGCGTCGCGTCGCTGGGCGCGCGGTGAGGTTCAGGCTGAGCTGAATGAGCTGCGTGGTGAGATCAGGAACTTGCGCGCCGGGCAGGACCGACAGACGGCGCAGACGGCGACAAACCGTCTTGAGCGTGAACTTGATAGTGATCCCGAGCTGGCCAATGGAAATTGGCAACGGCTCAATCACGACCCGAACTTTATTCAATGGCTACAGGAGATCGATCCGTTTAGTGGGGTGTCACGTTATGTGATGCTCAACCACGCCTATTCTGGTGGGGATGCGGACCGCACCGGAAGATTCTTCAAAGCGTATATGAGAGAGCACACCGACCGCAATCCGCCACCTTCGTCACCTCCCCAGACGTACAACGGAGCTAATGGCTACGTTGACACGGGGCAGCCGCCGAGGTTGGAGGATTTTGCTGCACCTGGCCGCGCATCACGCGCGACACCCGGTGGCGGCGCTCCCGAGAAGCGCATCTGGACTAACCGCGACATCACTGCGTTCTACGAAGATCGCACGCGGGGAAAGTACCGGGGCCGGGAGGATGAAGCCGAGCGGCTAGAACGGGATATCTTCGATGCGGCCTCCGAAGGGCGCGTGCGCAATGCATAACTTCGGAGGGCCGCGATGGCTATTTCACAAGGTACACCGTATTCCGGTGTAGCGGCTAACCCAGCCTATACGGGGGCGCCGGCCGGTGGTGTGTTCGTACCAGAAATCTGGGCGGGCAAGCTGATCGAGAAGTTCTATGCCGCGACTGTTCTGAACGCCATCTCAAACACCGACTATGAGGGCGAGATCAGGAACATGGGCGACAAGGTCAAGATCCGCACCAAGCCGACCATTACCATCCACGATTACCAGCTGGATATGGCGTTGACGGTTGATCGCCCGTCGGGTTCGACGGTCGAGCTGACCATCGACTATGCCAAGTACTTCAACCTGGTGCTCGATGATGTGATGAAGTTCCAGTCGGATATGGAGCTGCTGTCGATGTGGGCGGACGATGCATCCGAGCAGATGAAGATCCAGATCGACACGACCGTCTTGGGTACGATCGATGCGGGCATCGATACGTTTAACAAGGGGGCGACAGCCGGGGCGATTTCGCAGAACATCAACCTGGGGGTGACGGGGACGCCGGTTATCGTTGTTGGCGGTGCTTCAGGCACGGCAGGCAACGTCGTTGACCAGATCGTCAATATGGGTCAATGCCTCGATGAGTATAACATCCCGGAGACGGGACGTTGGCTTGTCATTCCGCCGTGGTTTGGGTCGATGATCAAGAAGTCTGACCTGCGTAATGCGTCGATCTCGGGCGACGGTGTTTCTCTCGCGAGAAATGGCCGGCTTGGTATGATCGACCGGTTTACGCTCTACAGCTCGAATCTGCTGCCGGCGGTGACCGACGGTACGCATCACTGTACGCGTATCTTCGCAGGACATCCGGCTGGGCTGACGTTTGCCAGTCAGATCAGCAATGTCGAGACACTGCGTTCCGAGCTGACCTTTGGCAATATTCTGCGCGGGTTGCAGGTGTTTGGTACAAAAGTTCTCGACGGCAAGACGCTTGTCGAGCTTTATTGTGCGGCGAGCTAATCTATAGGTATTATAGATTAGCCGTTGCTACGGTAGTAACTGGTCAGCGGAGTGGATCATGGGGCTGCGCCGCTGACCCTTTTTACCGGAGGCTGATATGGCACGAGGAAAGCGTTACGAGGGCTCGCCTGCTGATATCCGCGAGGATACGCGCGGCGCTAAGAAGTCAGGTCAGAGCCTGAAAGCTTATGAGCGCAGCGCGGCCGACAAGCGCCAGGATGCTCGCGGCCAGGCTAAGATGAATGCTCGCCGGAAGAAATAGATGCCGGCGCCGACGCCATACATCGTTAGCACACGCAGCGTGGGCAGTTTGCTGACCGAAGCACGTCAGCTGCTGAACGACACGACGCCGATCAGCGGGCTGCCTCGGTTTACCGATGCTGCGCTGGTTACGACGCTCAACGAAGGTATGCTGCAGATCCGTTCAAAGCGCCCCGATGCATTCTTGTTTTTTGGGCTGCGCAACCCGATGCCGATCTATCAGATGCCGGCCGATACGGGGACGGTGTTGCCGTTTGACGATCAGTTTTATTCGCCGCTTCTGTTCTATGTCGTGGGTCGCAGCGAGCTGGTCGAGGATACGTTCTCGGATAGTGGGCGCGCGATTACGCTGATGAATAAGTTTGTTTCTATGTTGATGTCGGCGACCGCGTGATGGCCCGCACCCGAACCATCCAGATACCTGCGATCACCGGTGGTCCGTGCGAGCTTCCGCCGTTTTTATCGGATGATCCCGATCTGGCGCGGCTCTACGATAACGTCATGGCACAGGTGCCTGGCGTCACTACCGATATGATTGCGTTAGTAGCGTGGAATACAATTCAGGATTTTTACCAACGAACGACTTATCGCCGTGAGCATGTTTATTGGCGGATGGATTCGGGGGTCTACACGCTGAATTTTGATCCGTGGGATAATGACTGGCGAACGTTTCGGTTTTTATGGTTTCGTGGTCCTGATAATTTCAAGTTCGAGCCCCCCGGCCGGATTCGCGATCTGAACGCGACCCCGCCGCCCAGCACGCGCAACGGTGAGATCCTGCTGGCTTTAAAGCCTGAGAGCTTGGCGACAAAGTTGCCTTACGATGTCTGGACGATGTGGTTCGAGTGCTTGCAGGCGGGGATGATGTACCGGCTCTGCATGCAGCCGGGGAAGCCCTATTCCAACATGCAGTCGGCGCATCTTTATGGTGTTCAATACGTCTCGGGTTGTGCTGGGGCGCGAGCTTTGGTGCAGGCCAACAACATCACCGACGGTGCGTCGTGGCGGTATCCGCTCTTCGCGCCGGGCCGGGTGAAAAACTCGTGAGCTGAGAATGGCTGCGGATCCTGATTATACCTTTTATGTCGAGTCCGACACGATGGATCCGTTTGGTCCAGTGTTTAAGGAGAACTTGGACATAACGAGATTAGTTTATGATTTCACTTGCTGGCTTGCCGAAGAAGATGAAGGGACGAGCGAGCCGATCTCTGCCGTCTCGTATCCGATCGTCGGTGTCGAAAGCAATTTGGGTAGGGACTGGCAAGTTGATTATCCGCTTGGCAGCAATGCAACACCGACGCCGATCTCTGATGATTATCCGCTTTCGATACAGTCCGTAGCTATTGCCAGTTCAGCCACAGAGATTGAGGTCAGGGTTTCAGCAGGGACGCCGGGGATTACCTATGTCGTTTCGGTGATTGCTAGCTCGGCGACGACAAAGCGGCGCAAGCAGGTCGATACTCTGGTTACGATTGAGGAGCCACTTAATCCCAATCTTCTCGCCCAGTCGGCGCCTGACATCACCGACGTATCGCCGCCGATGACGGTGAGCGGGGACACGACGCTGCCGTTGGGTTTTAACGGCCGGGTCTATGTGGAGAATGGTTCAAGTGCCGGTATTACCATTACTCTCCCGATTACGCCGACTGAAGGTCAGCGTGTTGCCCCGGTGGACATCAATGGCAATGCGGCGACCTATCACATCACCTACGCGGCTGCGACGGGGGATTTGATTTACACAGCTCCGTCGTTTGTCAGCGACGTCAACTATGACGATTTGATTTTCGAGTGGGTAGGCGATCACTGGATCGTCCTGGCGAGCCGTTACACATTCTTGGCGTGAGGCGCTGATGGCTGGCAAATACCCCTTTCAAGCCCAGGACCGCCTCTACGCGGCACAGCTCGATTTTGGCATGGAGAGCACTCCGGGCACTTCCCCGGCGGACGTAGCGGGCCTGGCCCATACGCATCTTGGTAAGTTGTGGCTCGATACCAGTGTGGCCCCTCCGGCGTTACGCCTGTGCGTGGTGCCCTCGGCGAACCCGGTTTATAACCCTGCCGAGTGGTTTAATTTTGGTCCGGTTCCCGGCGGTAGTACGATAGGTTCCGGTGTTTATGTGCCATTGGCAGGAAGTAGTACAATAACTGGTAATCTTGGCGTAACTGGCAGTATGAACGTTGCAGGTTATATTTATACCCCCCAGATTACCCTTACGGGTACAACTGCCGCCATATTTTTTGAAGATCGCAATAATAACAGTGTTTACTGGGCTTGGTATGCCGATACTAACAGTGTGGCACGTCTGGCGTTTTCTGGCACTGGCGCAGTGCTTAATATTGATACCGCCGGTGATATGACGCTCGCCGGTAATTATTTTTATTTTGCCAACAGCACCGGCAACACTGGGTCGTCCGGCGGGCCGTTCTTCTATGGCGGTCCCAACTACCTCATCGCCCGGCTGGGCGGCGGGATCGGCGGGTTTGTCGTGGAGGGCTATAACGCGACCAATCTGCTGACCGTGGATAATAGCGGCAACCTAACCGTTATCGGCAGCCTTAACAGCGGCGGTATCACGACCACGGGCCTGCAGGTCAACGGCAATGTCGCCGTCACCGGCACGCTGAATGTCGCCGGCTTAACATTCTCGGCGAGCGGTATCAATACTGCCAGCGCTGGCATCACGACCACTGGGCTGCAGGTCAACGGCAGCGCCGCCATCACTGGCACGCTGAACGTCGCTGGCATGACGTTCTCGCCGGGCGGCATCAATACCGCCAGCGCCGGCATCACGACCACTGGGCTGCAGGTCAACGGCGGTGGGACTGTCACTGGTACGTTTACGACTACCACCCTCCAGGTCAATGGAGGCGAGACCATCACTGGTGGCCTCACGGCCACCGGCTTACAACTTAATGGCAGCGGTGCTATTACCCAGAACCTCGACGTACAGAATGATGTCAATGCGCGCGGCGCCTTTCGCCGCTTCCCGGTCGGCGTCGGGGTCAAGGGCGCTCGCATGGAATGCTATGGTGGCGACTGGGATTTCTTTTCATTCGCCGAAAGCGGCGGCGCGATGTACTTCAGCCCAGACAGCGGAACCGATGGTTTTTATGTCATTGGCACCAACTTCTCCGACGCTCGGCTGAAGGACAATATCCGCAATAGCGAGGTTGATGCCCTGGCGATGATCTGCGCGACCCCGGTACGGGCTTTTGAGTGGAACGCGGAAGGCCGTAAGCGGATGCCATACGCTGAGCCAGCGGTGGAATGCGGCCTTGTCGCGCAGGAACTTGAGGAGGTGATATCTGTCGGAGTAGGCGTAGCGTCGCTTGCCAATGATATGAGGCATATCCTTGATCAGAATTTAACCCCGTATGTTTTTCGTGCGATCCAACAACTGAAAGATGAGATCGAGGAGCTTAAAGGGAGATTGAACTGATGGAACCCACTTCGCCTATCTCGATCACTCTGCAGATGCAGGAGTGGCAACAGGCTATTGAGATACTGATGAACGGGCCTTGGCGTGCCGCCAACCCGCTCATCCAGAAGATTATGGAGCAGGCGCAGCAGGCTCAGCAGGCCGAAGCTCTAGCCGGGGCGCCTGGTCTGGCGCCTGGTCCGGCGCCCAACGGGCAGCTTGGGCCACCTGGATCTATCAACTCTCTGTCGGGAGGTTAGTCATGGCTAGCACTGCTCTGTTTCAGTTGGCTTCGGATGGGTTTTGGGGCGAAGCCTTTTCGGGGGTGATCAAATCCGACGGCTCTTGGTGCCCCTGCGCGTTTCATCCGGCGGGGCAGAGTGATTGGCATGACTACATGGATTGGTATGCCCAGGGCAACAAGGCCGATCCGTGGCTTTCGCCTGCGGATGGCGGTTACCTGATTGTTCTCAAGCCTGGCGAAATCGCGGTCGGTTCGATGTTCGATTCGCTGCCGCCGGGATACCATAACCCTCCGCCAACGGTATTGGAAGCAACGTCGCCACCGGCACCGGCATCGACACCTAAAGCGGAGGCAAAGCCGGCCGAGCATGCTTCGACGGCGCATGCTTCGACGACCCATACGCCGTCGCGAAGCCAGGAGAGGAAATAGCTATGGCCAAGGGTGGTCACGACACCGATATCAAGGGTGCCGAGGCAAACAACACGGTCTTTAACAGCGGGGGAACCGCCGGCCGGTCGATGCCGCAGCGCCCGATCCCCGGGCCGGAGAACCCCGGGCTGCCGATCTCGATGAAGAAGGCGCTTGCCAAAAAGCCGATCACCGGCGGAGGCAAGGACTTCCCTGGGAGGATCCAGTAATGGCGCGGAAGGCGCCGGCCCGGCGGGCGGTCGCTGCCGGCGCCGCCGGCGGTGCCGTTGGTGGTGCGCGGGCTGGGGCCCTGATGGGTGCGCAGATGGGCGCTCAGAGGGGTGCTGCTGCCGGCGCCGCCAATGCGACCCAGGGCATCATCGACCGGGTGAAGATCGCTCGTCAGGTGAAGGCCAACCGCACCGCTAAGATGCGCACCGGGCTACCCTGATGGCCCGACTGACGGCAGGTGGCCGCAAGAAGCTGCCGTCAGCCAGCTTTGCGCTGCCTGGTAAGGGCACTGGGCCACAGGGAAAGGGGTCGGGGTCTTACCCCATTCCCGACGCTTCCCACGCACGCAACGCCCTCTCTAGGGTCGCGCAGCATGGTTCTCCGGCGGAGAAGGCGGCGGTACGTGCCAAGGTCAGAAGCAAGTTCCCTGGCATTGGGAAGAAGTGAGGTAGATGCCGGCGTGGCAGATCCAGGCTATGGGGGGCATGATCCCCCGCACCGATCTTCGGCTGTTGGCGGACAACATGGCCGAGGAGGCGATCAATACTGACCTCACCAACGGCAACCTCCACCCGCTGACCCAGCCGACCTTAAAGCAGGATTTTAGTTCCAACCCTAACCCCGTCGAGCGTGCCTACCTCTTTCCCAATCCCAATGGCACTGGCCAGGTTTGGCTGCCCCTCCCCTCGCGGTACAGCTCGGTCGTGCGCTCGCCACTGGCCAATGATGACCTGGGAAGGATCTATTATACCTCCCCTGGTCAGCAGCGCCCGCAGTGGAACACCTACGCTGGCATTCAGGCGGGGACGCCACCTTACGACCTTGGCACGGTTCAGCCGTCAACGCCTCTGACTATCATCAGCACGACCGGCGGTGATACGACAGTGCCGGAGATTACCCGGGTCTACGTCTATACCTTTATCAATCAGTATGGCGAGGAGACGGCTCCTTGTGCTCCTAGTAATTCGCTTGACGGGCCGCCCGATGCGACTTGGACGATCACCGGTTTGCCGGCGACGGCCCCACCCAATCCCGGCGGTGTCAACTACCCGCCAACGACCGGGCTTATTCTCTACCGCACGGTGACCGGCGCTACGACCGGGGCGCAGTTCTACGAGGTGACACGGTTCAACTATGCTAGCTCTCCGCCACCGGTCACCTACAATGACACGATTCCTGATACTACGGTAGTAAACAACCTGGTGCTGGAATCGCAGGCATGGGCCAACCCGCCTGATTTTCTTGACGGGCTCGTCGCGATGCAGGGCGGGATGATGCTTGGGTTCACCGGCAACACCGTTCATTTCTGCGAACCGGATCATCCACATACCTGGCCCGATATCTACGATTTGTCGGTCCATTATGACATCGTCGCGCTCGCCGTGTTGCAGCAATACCTGGTGGTGTTGACCAAGGGTTATCCGTCCACTGGGTCGGGGAACAGCCCGGCTAATTTTATCCTGGTGCAGAGCCAGGTCTCGGAGCCGTGCATCGCCCGAGGCTCTGTCGTGGTTGATCTCGGTGGGATCTATTATGCCTCGCAGAACGGTCTTATCCAGACTACTGGGTATTCGTACATCAACGCGACGCAGGGCATGGTTGAGAAGGACGACTGGCTCAATCGCTACAAGGCACCAAACCTCATCGCTTGCCGGCACCGCACTTATTTCATGGCGATCAATCAGACAGACTCGGCTTTTGTTATTGATTATGCTGAGCAACGGTTAGGTTTTCACGATCTTAATACGTTCAAGGACGCAGTGTGTATCTGGAATGATGAGTATTATGGTGACACTTACATTTGCGCGGATAAGAAAATTTATCTGTGGGACGATGTCACGGCGCAGGCATTGATTTTTCGTTGGCGTTCAAAGCGGTTCTTTACGCCGTTGCCGATTAGCCTTGGGGCAATTCAGATCACGATCGATCCTGAGATCCTCGAAACATACTCGATGCCGCCGGCACCACTCGATAACGGCGATCCGACCTTGGTGCTACCGTCGGGTATAAACGCGGTGTTTAATTATTATGCTGGGCCAAATTTTCAGTTGATCATGTCGCGTAACCTGACCCGGCCGCAGGAGATCTTTCGCCTGCCAGCAGGGTTTAAGGCGTTTGATCATCAGTGCGAGATCGTGAGCTGCATCAAGATCTATTCGATCCAGCTGGCTACGACGCTCGAAGAACTGAAGGGCGTGTGATGCAGACGCGCTCACCCGCGTTGACCTTCTCATCTAACCTCAGCGGCGCTAAGTTCCCCGCGCTCAATCCCTATACCCAGCCGATTCCGCAGCCAGCGGCTAACCTTGAAAACCTCGCTGCTTGCGTAATGGCATTAAAGCTGAATGTCGAGAACTTGACCGGGCAGCGTGGTTCGCCGCCCGATCGTGCGGTGACGTTTACCGATTTGGTAGGCTATGGGGTGTTGTCGCCTAGTGCGGTGAAGAGCAGCAACGGTCAGTTTGTTGGCGGTGGTGGGCCGGTGGGGCCGGCAGGGCCGACCGGGCCGACCGGGCCAACGGGCGCAACGGGTAACACTGGCACGACGGGTAGCGCAGGACCGGCGGGGCCGACCGGGCCAACGGGCGCAACGGGTAACACTGGCACGGCGGGTAGCGTAGGACCGGCGGGGCCGACCGGGCCAACGGGCGCTACGGGAGCAGCATCGACCGTGCCGGGGCCTGCTGGTCCCACGGGTAGCACGGGCGCACAGGGCGTCGCAGGGCCAACCGGCGGGACAGGGCCGCAGGGACCGGCGGGGCCGACCGGGGCAACCGGCGCTACAGGGGCGCCTGGAACGGGCAGCGGCACGGTCACCAGTGTCGGGCTGTCGATGCCCGGCGAGTTTCAAGTCACCAACAGCCCGGTGACAGCAAGCGGCACGCTGACGGTCAGCAAGAACAACCAGGGCCTCAATACCGTCTACGCTGGCCCGGCGACCGGTCCTGGCGGCTCGGTGCCCACATTTCGCGCCCTGGTGCTGGCCGATCTGCCGGCTGGCGTCGTGACCGGCGGACCGTATCTGCCGCTAACCGGCGGGACACTCTCGGGAGGGCTGGCCGGGACCACGGCGGTATTTAGCGGGTTCTCCCAAACCGGCGGGACGCTGCGCGCCAGCGGCGGCCCCGCCAATGTCGGCAGCTTTACTTGGGCGCAACTCAACACGACGTTCAACACGCTCGCCAACAGCGGCGCGATGGGTATTGGCTGGAATTACTCGGCTGGCGGCGGCGAAACGGATTTCTTTATCAACCGCAACGGCGGCGGTGGCGGCGGGCTGAATATTTACGACTTCCCGAATACATCGGGCACTCCACTGCAAATTTTCTCCCTGACCGGGGCAGGCGCACTTAACGTTCCAGGCAACCTGTCGGGTGGCAATCTCGGCACTACCGGCACGCTGACGGTGAACGGCAATAGCTCGATGACTGGCTCGCTGTCGGTCGGGGGCGCGCTTGTTGCGAAATTGCCTATTTATCTTGGTCCAAGCGCAACTGGACCTGGACAGATTTATGTCGAGAGCACTAATACCAACTATGTGTTTCTTCTACCTTCGGGTAACGGTGCTTACTATTTTTATAATGCTGGCGGGGCGGCAACGCTCGTCAGTATTGCTAATAACGGCGCGCTGACCGCCTTCAATGCAATAACTACGACGGGGGGAACCGCTTCCTTTACTTTTGCCGATCGTGGCGGAGCAGCCCCGGTCAATTGGCAACTTTATGCGACAGGCGGGCAAGCGCTTATATGGAACAGTAGAGATGGTAATGTAATATTCATCAACCCGCATCTGACGCCAGCCGCCAACAACACCTATTGGTGCGGTCTGCCTTATCCGGCTAACGGCAATTCTTGGTACGGTGTGTCGGCTTATACTTTCAACACGGTGAGCGACATCAGCCAAAAGACCGATATTGCTGAGCTGCCCGATTGTCTCGATTTTGTACAGGCGTTAGCGCCAAAACGCTACCGCTTCAACAACGGCCCGAGAGAGGACAGGGGCATCGTCCACTGGGGTTTTGTCGCCCAGCATGTCGGCGAAGTTTTCAAAGAGCATAATTTTGGCGGTCATCGAACCGATCGCCGAGGTATCTCGCAGGGCCTTAATTACAACGAACTGGTCGCCGTCCTCTGGAAGGCAGTCCAAGAGCTAACCACCCAAGTAGCGGAGTTAGGCCTTAATTACAACGAACTGGTCGCCGTCCTCTGGAAGGCAGTCCAAGAGCTAACCACCCAAGTAGCGGAGTTGAGAGATGGCCGCATCACAGGATGAGTGCGTCGCGCAGTTCCCGCGCCAGGCGGTGTGCAACGATCGCCTCTATTCGCGCCTGCTTTCCTGGTCGGGATACATCACGGCGCTGCCGATGCCGCCGACCGATACCGCGCCCGATATCGAGTGGGTAAAGCAGCGTCTCTATGCCGAGAGGCTGCCATCGCAAGCCTACAACACGCTGCTCTATGTCTCGCCCTATGTGGTTCAGGTGCCGCAGATCACCCAGAAAATCCGCTCGCACCTCAACGCCTGGAATGACGAGACGACGGAGACCGATCTGGTGGCGGACATCGACAGCGCTCTGGCGGTGGTGATGCCGAAGGTCGCCGTCACGATGGTCAGCGATCAGGATGTCGCCAATTGGTGCGACGCGAACGGCTATCCGCTGCCGCCTGATCTCGGCACCGGGCCAGCGACGATGGCAATCCCGCTCATGCCGCCGATGCCGCGTTAAATGACGCTTGATATCCGTATAGACGCGCCGGGCGCCGGTGAGTGGGTGATGGACCGCTCGGGCGGGACATTCAACCCCTTTGGTGACCATTGCTTTGCGTCCTACAAGGACGGCAACATCATCGGTGGGTTTGTGCTGGCGGGGTTTTTTGGGGCGAGCTGGACGATGCACCAGGCGGGGATCGACCCGCGCTGGTGCTCGCGCGAATTATTATGGCTGGCGTTTCACTACGCCTTCGAGCAGTGCAAATGCACTAAGGTGGTTGGTCTTGTGCCGTCAAATAACCATCGTGCGATGGCGACTAATCTGCGCGGCGGGTGGGTGCTCGAAGCTGTACTTCGTGATATGTTTGCTCCGGGGATCCACATGATGGTCCTCACCATGACCAAGGAGCAGTGCCGCTGGCTTGACTACGAGCCGAAACACTGGAGACCGGGTAAGCAGGAGGCAGCCTGATGGGTGGCGGCAAATCTCCTCCTCCAGCGCCTGACTATACGCCTTTTGCCCAGGCGTCGTTGCAGACATCGGCGGCCGATGCACACGCGGCGGATCTTCAGTATTCCCTTGGTCAGCAGCAGCTCGCAGCTCAACAGCAATACGCTCAGCAGTCGGGTGCCCGGGCCGATGCTTATTACAATCTGAGCCAACAGCAGGCGGATTGGGGTAAGCAGCAGTTTGACCAGGTATGGCCTTACGCTCAGAACTACCTGCAGTCACAGGATTCGCTAAACCAGCTTGCCGGGCAGAACGCCACCGAGGCGCTTGCCACCGCGCAGCAGCAGCGCCAGGAAGCGACTGATACTTACAACCGTTACATGGGGACGTTTGCCCCGATCGAGAACCAGTTCGCGGCAACGGCGACGGGGTACAACACCCCGGCGCGGGCGGCGGCAGCCTCAGGGGCGGCACAGGCCGATGTCGCGTCAAACTTCGCCGGGATCGCCGAAGCCAACCGGAACGCCCTGCGCGGCTATGGCATCGACCCATCCCAGTCGCGCTACCAGGGTGTCAACGCCATCATGTCGTCGCAGCAGGCGGCTGCCTCGGCCGCCGCCGGCACGCAGGCCAGGCGGCAGCAGGAGCAGACCGGGCTCGCGCTGCAGCAGGCGGCGATCGAGGTCGGTCAGAAGCTGCCGCCAACAGCGATCGCACAGCTTGGCGCCGGGACGACGGCATCGACTGCCGGTCTTCAGACCGGCAGTGTTGGTGGTGCTGGTATTGGCGGGGCTAATCAAACTATCGGGGCCGGCGTTAACGCGATCGGCTCGCCCACCTCCTACGCGGCGCTGGCCAACCCCTATACGTCACTCTCCGGCACCTACGGCTCACTCGCGGGCAGCCTCTTTAGCGGCGGCAATGCTGCGTTGGGTAATGCCGGCACCGCGCTTTATCCTGGTGTTAGCGCGCTTAACGACAGCTTCTCGAACCAGATGTCGGTCTACAACGCGCAGGTCCAGCAGCAACAGGCACTGTGGGGTGGGGTTGGCAAGCTGGTGGGTGGTGGGGTCGGGTTTGCGCTTGGTGGCCCGGCCGGTGCGAGCGTTGGCGCGGGCATTGGCGGGGGCGCTGGAGGATTATTCTAATTCTATAGGAGCTATAGAGAATGGGTGCGGGGTTTGGTTCCTTTGTCGATGGGCTGTTCAGCGGCGCCAAGTCGGTGGGAGATCTGCGCAAACAGTACGACGATTTGCAGACGCAGTTTATGAGGGACCAAGCCGCTGCTGATTTGATGAAGCAGGGGAACCAGCAGCCACAGACTGCGCTGCCGCAGGGGACGCAGCAGCCGGGGTTTGGTACGACTGGCACTGGTGATGGAAGTGGTGGTGGCGGGGGTGGTGGTGATGGAAGTGGAGGCGGTGGTGGCGGTGGCGGTAGCGGTAGCGGTAGCGGTGCTGGAGGTTGGGGACCGCTAGCGTATCAGGCGGCTGACTACTTTCGGGGCCAGGGCTACAGCGAAGCAGCGATCCAGGGGATCCTGGCCAACGGTCTTGGCGAAGGTGGGTTTAATTCCTCGTGGGCGCCTAGCGGCATCAAGGGGGAAGCGAGCTTTGGGCCGTGGCAGTTTCACCAGGGTGGCGAGCTGGGGCCTTATCAGAACTGGGCAGCTCAAAACGGCGTCAAAGACTACACCCAGTTCCAGCCGCAGATGCAGTATCTCGACAACTGGATCAAGACCAACATGCCGGATTACCTGAAGATCCAGGATCCCAAGGCCGCGACCGATCAGTTTCTGTCGCAGTTCGAGCGCCCGGCGGCGCAGTATAATTACCCCGGTGCGCGCTATGGCCAACTCGCGACGGTGCAGCGCTACATGCACGGTGGCGAGGGTGGCGGCTATGCCGCGCCACCGACCCCGGGGGCGCCGCCGCAGACCGCGCTGGCGACACCGGGACTACAGGGCCAGATGCCAACTGGGTCTGAGGGCAACGCGCCGGGCCCGGTGACTGGCGAAGGCGGGGTCGTGGTCCCGTCGGCGCCCGCTGCCGCGCCGCAGATGGTACAGGGCGAAGGCGGCGCGATGGTGCCGGCGCCAGCAGCACCGGCACCGGCACCGGCACCGGCACCGGCACAGCCAGCGCCTGCACAACCGCCGACAGCACCGCGAACGGCGATAGCCCCGCAGCAAGCAGCTCTGCCGCCTGTGGGGTCGCCGGCGGAAGCCGCTGCCGCCGCCAGAGCTGGGTATCCCGCAACTCCCACCGGGGTGCAGGAGTGGCGCGATTCTATGCAGCAACGGCCGACTGTCGCCCCTGCCGGCTCGCAGGCTCCGGCGGCTCCAGGGCCGGTAGGTGCCAACACTAACCCGAACGGGGTTGTGCCGGGGTCGGCGGTACAGCCGGTCAGCTACGATCAGGGGCCGATGGCGCCTGTGTCCACCGCTCCGATCCCCCAGGGATCACTGGCCTTTGGCGACAGCATCGGCGGCGGCTTTATCCGCCACGGCGGCCTCGCCGGGAACGCCAGCGGCAACCCCAACGATCCCGATGCCGCGACGGCCGACGGCCGGTCGGCGGCCAATGTGACCAAGCGTCTGGCAAAAATACCCGACGGGTCGCTTGCCGGCGTCCCCGGTGTCGTGCTGTCGACCGGCTTGAGCAACAGCCCGGGGGCGATTGGCGAGGTTGAAAAGCAGATCGGCGAATTGAAGCGCGCCGGTGTCCCGGCTAACCGCATCCGGCTGGTGGGTGTTGGCAATCGGGCCGGGTCCGAGGGCACTCATCACTACAACCTGGCGCCGCTCAATCCCCAGCTGGCGCGCATCGCCGCCAAGACGGGTGTTCAGTGGGGTGGCCCGCTCCCCGCCGTCGTGCATCCCGATGTGGGTTACTACGGTAGCAATGTGCGGGGGAGCTAAGTCATGACCGGCTACCAGGATCCTAACTATCCGGGTGTCGCGCCATACCCGATGGTGCCGCCAAACGCACCGATGGCGTACCCGCAGACTGCGCTGCAGGATCCCGAGACAACACCGACGCCGATACCGACAGCGCCGCCGACGGCGCCACCGCAGGGATCGCAGGCATCGACGGCGCTGCAGCCGGCGGGCACGATGTCGCAGATGTCGGTGCCTTATCAGATCGGCGCAGCGGCTCGCGAAGGCACCCAGGCTATTGGCTCGGCTATAGGCGCGGTCACGTCGGCTGGGGGGCAGTCCGAAGCTGATATATCTGCTGCGCAGCAAGAGAGCGCTCAAGCTGCAGGGCAGGCTATCGGTGGTGCCGGTAAGGAGTTTATTGCAGGTGCGTCGGGCCAGCCATCACCTTCGGAAACATCGTCGCAGGAGGCAGCGAGGCGCGGTGTGCCGGTGCAGCAGGTGATCCAGGAGCGCATGGCGGCGAGCCCGCCTGCTGAAGCACCATCTCCGGTCACTGACACGAATGTGCCGCAGCCAAAGCAGACTGCTGTCGGTGGCGCGGCGGTCACGACGCCGACCCCAACCACCGCTGTCAGCGAGCCACCGACTGCGGCGCCACCACCGTCACCTTATAGCGCGCGCGATCCCGTCACGGGTGAGCCGATAGCCAGGCTAAAAGGTGCGCGCGGTGACCAGCCTTCGGGTATCGCCGGCGATAACGACCGCGACGGTTACCCGGATGCGACCCCGCGCGTCCTGCAGAACCCGACGCGGTACAACCAGCTGGGCCAGTCAAAGAGCGCGGAAGATCAGAGCCTGTTTAACCTGGTCAACGGTGCCGCCAAAGCTCAGAACATATCGCCTGTTGCGCTCTTTAATATGATGTATGCCCAGTCGGGCTCGACCGATGACGGTAAGATTAAGATCGACCAGTCAAACCTGATGGGTCTGACATCGCAGGAGATGAACACTCTCGACCCGGAGGGTCATTTCTCTCACGACCCAAGCAACCTAGTCGCCAACATAGCACTCGGTGCCGCGAAGATGCACCAGCTGCAGGGGCAGTTTGGCAACAGCGTCGCGTCGTCGATCGCCGCCTATAAGTACGGCGCCGACAGGGTCAATGCCGCGTCGCGGCGGGCCACCGCGCCAGCTGATCCCGTCACCGGCGAGCCCGACGACCAAGAAAAAGCTCTCCCCGGCTTTCGGGATTTTGTCGATCTCGCGAGCGGCAACGCACCGGTAAAGCCGGCGACGGCTGTGCCGTCTACCGCGCCTGCGCCAGCTGCCACGCCAGTTTCAGCACCTGCCGCACCATCCGGTGATGAAGGGGCGCCGGTGCCAACTGCAGCACCGGCACCGACTACACCGGCCCAACCGGGTGCGCCGGCTGGACAAGCTGGCCCAGCAGGCCAGCCCGGGCCCGCGCCGGCACCGGCTGCCCAACCAGGGGCGGCGCCAGCTCAACCGGGTGCGGCGCCTGCGCCAGCACCCGCGCCGGCCCAACCGGGAGGGCTGCCCCCTCGGGTGCAGCGCGGTTACCCGATCCCGCCGATGCCCACGGTCCCGCCGGGTCTCCCCGCGCCGGGGGTGCTGCCGCCAGGTGCGCCGCCGATCCCCGGTATGCAGCCCTACTCGTCACCAGACGCGACCCCGCATGTGCTGACCGGCAACGGGTCGATGACGCCCACGGGATTGGTGACTGCCGCCCGTGGTGGGCCGCAGTCTTACATGACCTACATGGTCAACAACGCGCCGTCGGGTATGAACACGACCGATATGTGGCAGCACTCGGCAAACTTGCTGGCGGCCGCGTTTATCCGGTCGGGCGACATGGTGGGCGCGCAGCGCGCCCAGGAGTACGTCTTTCAGCAGGCGCATGTCGGGGCAACGCAGTCCCTCATGCAGGCGTACTCGGCGATGAGCGGTGGCGATCTGACCAGCGCCGCGCAGTTGTTGGCCAAGGCACATACCTTCTTTCCCGACGGGACGGCGGGCGGGTTCCAGGTGATCAATGGGCAGATCTGGGGTGAGCGCTTTGACGAGCACACTGGGCAGCCGATGGGGCAGCCCTTCCAGGTAACACCGGCGTCGATCCGCACCGCGCTTAACCAAACCATCGACCCGCAGAAGTACCTCTCGACGCTGCGTGAGGAGCAGGCGCAGGTCGAGACCCAGCGCTCGCATATGGTGAACGAATATCTGACATCGCGTGGTCAGAACATCACCCAGCAGGGTCAGATCCTCACAGCGCAGGGTGCGGAAGAGGGGCGCGATGTCACCCAGCGCGGCCAGGATATTCAGTATCAGGACGTGCAAGCCCGCATCGCGGAAGCTCATCAGCGCGCCGAGGAGCTGAACCAATATAGGCAAAGCCAGATCGAGGCGCAGAACGCCCGCAAGCTGGCGCAGCTGCAAGAGCAGGAGGCGAACCGGGCGCAGAGGTTGGAACTCGCTGTGCAGGGTCAGGAACAGGTGCGCCAGGCGCGGGTAAAGCAGGTCGACGACACGATCAATTCGTACTACGGCCCAAACAATTTACAAATGCAGGATCAAACCTACGCCGCGACGGCGCCGGTCGCTTCCAACTACATGAAGGGGATCATGCAGAGCGACCCCGGCATGAACGGCGTCACGGCGCACGACCTAGCCACAGGTTTGATGCCGAGCACAGACCAAAGCGGTCAGCAGCAACCGTCGCGGTATCGCCCGATGATGATGCCCGACGGTTACACCCACATCATCGACCGCACCACGGGCGAGCAGAAAGCCTACCTGCCGACGACGCTCGCGCAGCATTACGGGATCATCGCGGCACCCGCGCCACAGCAGCAAGCACCACAGGGGCGGCCAGGGCCGCAGCAGATCCCGCCCGGTCAGATGAGGCCGCCGCAGGGTGCCATGCCAGCGACCGCGATCACTCCGCCGAGTTGAGCCCATGCCGGTCAACAACACCTACACCATGCAGTACGGCCCGCTGACCCGGCAGCTGGCGCGGCAGGGTCGTGGTGGTGACACACTCGTCGCGCACATGACACCCGGCGAGATGGCGGTCCCACCGCAGATCCAGACACCGCAGGTGATGACCGCGCTCAACCGCGCCTTTGCTACTCAGGGTGCCAGCGCTGCGCAATACACTGCCGGCTCGCCGGCGCAGGGCGTCAACCCGTCGACGGGGATGCCCGAGTTCCAGATGGTGACCGACGACCCCGACGCACCAAACCCCTATGGCGCCACCAGTCCCTACGCTGCCCAACCCCAACAGCAACTAACGACTGCGCCGATTGATCCCTACGCCGGTGACCTGCCGGGTGTATCGACCCAAGACCTGAAGAGTTACCGGCCGCACCAGTTTAATCTGCAGCAGCTGCGCGACGCGCAAAAGCCGCCGCCGATGCCCTACGACCCGCAGCAGGCTACACCGGGCGAATCGTCGGCGATGACCTATGGCACCGGTCCTGAAGCGCCGCAACCACCGGCGACGTATCTTGGAATCCTCGGTCGCGGCATCCTGCGTGGCAGTGAGAATGTGCAACAATCGGCTCAGACGGTTAGTGGCGGGACACCGACCGAGAGCCAGACGCCCCAGGCCGACTACGAGCAACCGACAACCCTGAGCGATCTGTGGCACCCCTCGACGCTGCTCGACAAGACGCTCTTTCAGTTTGCCAAGTCGTACCCAACCATCGCCGGCACGGTATTAGCTGGCGGTGCCGGCATGGCGGCCGGTGCGGCGATACCGGGGGCCGGCGAGACTGGCACCTCTGAGGTAGCTGGTGGGCTTATCGGTGCGGCGGCCGGTGCGGGGCTGACCTCGGCGTTTCAGGCGCTGGGGCCGATATATGCGGCCGAACTCAAGAAGAACCCCAACAACCCCGACATGGCCTTTGACGCCGCGCTAAAACAAGCCGGCGAGGAGGGTGCGATCGGCGCGGTCGCGCAGGCCGCCTTTGGCTTTGCGCCCTTTAAGAGCGTCATTAAAAACGTCTTTATGCAGGCCGGGCTGGTGCAGCCCGGGATCGCGGCGACTGGCACGGCGCTGCAGGATGTTTCCCAAGGCAAGACGGCCGCCGAGATTGGCTCTGACGTAACGTCGGCGGCGATCGGTGCAGTCACCGGCACGGCGGCAGGCGAGGCAGCGCACGCCGGCTATCGTTATGTCGGCGGCAAGCTGGTGCCCAACACCGCCGACAACACGCCACCGGTTGATCCTGCCAACACGGCCGCGCTCACGCTGGCGTTACCGGCGCCGGGCCCGGGCAACCGTCCCGATGTGATCAATGTGCCGCCAACCGGGCCGGGTCAGGTCTCGGGGTCCGACATTGTCCCGAGCTACCCGCCGGCACCGACTCCACCCGCACCCCCGCAGCTGCCGCCGCCGGGCACGGGCAACCGCCCCGATGTCGTCAACGTGCCGCCTGGTCCCGGTCAGGTCTCCCCAACCGAGATGGCGCCGGGCCCAACTCCCTACGAGCCGCCAGCGCAGCCGACGGGATCACCCCCAGGTGTTCCGCCACTGCCACCCGATCAGGCGCCACCACCAGCGCAGCCGGCGCTCCCGCCGCCTTCGCCGCAGACCGCACCCCCGGTGATCCAGGCGCCGGATCTGAGCCTTGCCGCCGTGCGTGCCGGCCAGCGGCCGGATGTTCGCGGCGGTCCCGATGTTCCCCCAGGTGAGCCGCCTCCCCCACCCCCTACGGACGCAGGCGGCGAGCCGCCGTCCCCGCCACCGCCCGCCCCTCCAACAGCTGGCGGACCCGGTGGCGGGGCCGGTGCTACGGTAGCAACACCAGAAGGTTTCACCGTCGAGCCCGACCACACCGGCCCGCCTGGTGCGGTCGTGGTCAAGAACACCGACGGCAACGTCATCGCGGTGGGGGACACACCCGAACAGGCGCTGGCGTTCGCCCGGCAGCGCGCACCGGGTGTGCAGCTTGCCTCCGCCGAAGGGGCACCGGCCGAAGCTGTTACACCCAGCAGCGCGGTGGAACCGGCCGGAGAGCGGGCTCCGGCGCAGCCAACGGTGTCTCCTCCCCAGGGGGCTGCGCCGGAGACACCGGGGGTTACTCCGGGCAAGGAACCCTCGGAACCAAAGCAGATCCCCAGCAAGCCGCTGGGTGAGCATTACTCTGTGCGCCAGAACGACGACGGCACCGTCGCGGCCGATATGACCAACGCCAAGACCGGCAAGACGACGGGCAAATTTGTCGCCGACGATGGCACGATTGCCGACGCCGGGTCGGGCAAGGAGGCGTGGAAGGCACCCAACGACGCCGCGCAGCAGCGCGCCGCCGAGCTGCTCGAACAGGCTGTCAGGCGCAACTACCCCCAGCGGATCACCGACCTGTTGCAAAAGCACGTCGAGGGCTACGAGGGACCGCCGAGTGTCGAGGCAGCCAAGGCCGGTGGCCCGACAGTGGGCGAGCAGCTCAAGGCACGCCAGGCCAAGAAGACACAGCCGGCGCCCAAGCGCGGCAATGTGTTTGTCGCTGAGCCGACACCCGAGCAGGAACCACCAGTGCCAGCACGCGGGCGATCGTCGGGCATGGCCGACGAGGCGCGGGCCGAGGCCGAAGGTTTAGCCAGCTCCGCACGCCTCGAACCGGGCACGGTCCCGGTCAAGGGCGAAGAGGCGCCCAGAGCGGCGGCCGCAGGGATACCCGAGCTGGCCACCGCCGAGGGCGTGGGTGAGCGCAGCGAGCAGACCACCAACAAAACCCGCTTTGCCAAGGACTATCTCGACCAGGTTTTGAGTGGTGAGATGACCCCCGAGGAGGCGCACGCCACCTATGGCGAGCAGCCAGCGGGCGCCGGGCGGCCGCGCCTCCATGCCACGTTCCGCGACTATGTGCAGAACGTTCTCGATAAGATGACCGCACCCGGTCAGTCGCTGCCCGAGCGCATCGCGTCGGTGCAGCGCGCGGCCGAGGCCGGCGAGCTGACCGGGCGCAAGCGGTCGGCGGCGGAGCGCGAGATCAACCGCTCCGACGTGATGAAGTACACTGAGTCGGGGCTGCGGGACATTATCGACCGGTTACCCGACCCTGCCGAGGAGCGCGCCGCCGCCGAGCAGCGAATGCTGGATGAGTTCGCCAAGTTTGGCGACACGGAACGCTCCGAGGCTGGAACAACCACCGAGCCGGCTCCCGAGCACCCGGCTGTTTCTGCCCGGCGGCCGGAAGTCAATGCGCCAGTGCGTGCCATCTTTGATCGCATTGCCAACGGCGAGCGGGTCGGAGCGCACGAAGTCCTTGATGCGATCACCGGCCACACCGGGCCGCGTGCGATCACGCCTGACCTGGTGGCGCTGGCGCGGCGGCTGCGACGCATCCTGCCTGACATACCGTTCCAAGCGACAAAGGCAGGTGACACCGCTGCTGGGGCGTACTATCCCGGCCGGGATGCTATTGAAGTAAACACAAAGTACGGCACCCCTGAGGACATCGCGAGGCTTCAGGCAGGTGGGCGAGTACGGTCTCAGTCAAATATAGAGACAGCGCTGCATGAACTGGTTCATGGAGCGACTGATCATTACCTGCGTCGGCTGGAGAGTAAGCCCCCCGAAACCCTGTCGCCTCTGGAGCGCAGCCACATACGGGCGCTGGACGCAATCCACAGTGAGCTAGGGCGCATTGCTGCTTCCGATAAGCTCACCAGCACCGAGCGGCACTGGCTCAATTACGCCATGCAGAACCGGCGCGAGCTGGTCTCCATGCTGATGACCAACCCCAGCCTGAAAGCCGTGCTCGCGCGCAACGAGGCGTCTCCTATTCTGCGTAACGCGCTGTCGCGCGAAGGGTTTGGCCCCGCGAAGGGCATAACCAATGCCTGGGAAGGGTTCAAGACCTGGGTTGGCAGGATCTTCGGGCTAAAGAACGCTTCGGTTCTCGATCGCGTCCTCGACCCGACAACCCAGGTGGTTGGCACGGGCGCGCTCTATCGGGATATCCACGCGCGTGATCTGGGGATAACCGAGTCGGGAGCTGTTGGGTCTCATCTCGAATCGCATACCGAGGATCTGAACCGGGTTGCGGTCGATGACCCGTTGATGGCGCCGTCTGAGGCGACAGCGGCGGGGCGGAAGATACTCAGGGACTTTGCCTCGCGCCCGCTCTTCCGGGGTGCGCTCAACGTGGCGAATCTGGATGCGATCCACTCTTTTGGTCGGAGGCTCTTCGAGAGCCGTGACAAGGAAGCACCGGGTAATTCCCTCACCGACTACCGCACGGCGGTCGAAGCCAGGGCGGCGGCGACCAAGGACGAGCGCGACAAATACGGCAATTTTATCCAGCGCATGGTCGGGCGGCTGCGCGAGGGTGCCGACGGCGCTAAGGTTGCGCAGCTGATGAATGATGCGACCCTGGCCGAGGCCAGGCTGGGGGATCGCGACCCGCGCGCCAACGCGCACCTGACGACCGAGGAGAGCCAAGCGCGCCTCAAGCAGCTCAACGACCGCTATGAGGCGTTGGGGCAGCGTGGCCAGGAGACCTACCGGAACCTGCGGGATTACTACCGCGAGACCTATAACGCCGAGCGCCGGGCCGAGCTGGATCACGCGATGCAGAGTTTCCTGCCCGACAGCACACCGGCGCAGCGCGCGTCGATCACAGGCGAGGTGCGCACCCGCGAGGGTATCCAGAAGATGATCGACGACCCCGACGCCTCGCCGGTGGCGCAGGCGTTTGGTGAGCGATGGCAGAACTCGCGCAATGTGGTGCGCGAGATCGGCCGCTTGCAGCGGGCCGGTTATGTGCGTGGGGATTACTTCCCGCTGCGCCGGTACGGCGACTACATCGTCCGCTATGGCGAGCGCGGCGGTCCGCGTTATGGCGTCGAGTTCTTCGAGCGTGAGAGCCAGGCGCAGGCGCGACGCCAGGAACTCCTCAACAGCGAGGGGTATAAAGAGGAAGAAGTCTCGCGGGTCTTCCTGCGTTCGCAGCAGGACCAGGTGCGCAACTCCGCCGGGTCGCTGGGTCAGCTCTCCGATGCGTTTGATCGGGCGGGGCTCACCGAGGCGCAGCGCAACCGTGCGCTCGATGCCTATGCCGAGATGCAGTTGCGCGCCGGCACGCGGAACCAATCCAACGCGCTGCGTGCCCGACGCGAGGGTGTGCTGGGTGCGTCGACCGACCAGGCGAGGAACCTGGCCAACGACTTCCTCGCCTACAGCGCGCGGATGGGGTGGTTAAAGCACGGCGCAACCCAGGTTAATGCGCTCGATGCGATGGACCGGCACCTCGACGGAATGCGCCGGAGCGGCGACACCGTGAACAGCGCCGATCTGCAGCGGGCGGGCATGATCCGCGACGAGATGCGCAACCGGCTGCGGCCGGTCGATAACTCGGGCGGCATCCTTGGGCGCGCGCCGCACGCGCTCTCCACCTTCTCGTTCATCATGAACCTGATGCGGCCGGCGCACATGGTGGTGCAGCTCGCCGACGCGCACTCCAACGCGACGAGCCTCATGGGGGCGCGACACGGGTTTGGTGCCGCCAGTGTTTCGTTGGGTAAGGCCGTTCGCGACCTGGCTGGGACCGCGCTCAGCACCGGCGGCCGCAACGCGATGAAAGCAATCAAGCAGGAGATCCAGAACTCTGACTGGAACACGAGCGCCCTCTACCGGGACCGCATGGTTCAGCGCGGCATGCCCGAGGCCCACGCCAACCAGCTGATGAACGCGCTCAACGCCGCCGGCCTGGTCGATCACTCGATGGTGCGCGAGATCCAGCGCATGGCGAGCGATTCGGGATCGTTCGACTTTGGCGGCAAGTACGGCAAAGCCGTAGGCTTGCCCGCCGGCGTGATGAATATGTTTGCCGCCGGCGAGCACGCGGTGGACAGCATGAACCGCACGGCGATCGCCAAGGCGGCGTTCGACCTGGAGATGCGCAAATCAAACGGTGATGTCGGAAAGGCGGTTGACTACGCGGTGCAGACCGCGCGCGAGGCGATGCCCAACTACAACCTGCACAACCGGCCGAGCCTGGTCGGCAAGCTGGGTGCGCTGGGCGGGCCCATCCTGCAGTACAAGCTCTACGGGATGCACATGTACTCGCTGATGGGCAACCTGGCGCACGACATCTATACGGGTGGCGGGCGCGGCCGCAGCGAGGCGGTCAAGGCGCTGGGCGCCATCCTGACGAGCCATGCACTGCTCTCGGGGGTCACCGCCAGCGTCTTTGGCTCGCTGCCTCTCGCGGTCGGCCTCGGGCTCTACGATCTCTTTAGCGGCGACCAGAAGCCGCACACTTCGGCTGACCTGGAAAATGCGGTGCGCAACTGGACCCGGGACCATTACGGAAAAACCGCGAGCGAAGTGATCGCTCGCGGTTTGCCGACACTGGCAAGAGTGGATTTGCATCGGTCTCTTAAGCTGGCTAACGCCGTGGACCTGCCAGAGATCACATCGTTCAAGTCGAAAGACCTGATGGCGACGCTGGGTGCGGCGATGACCGGCGCGGCGGGTGATAACCTGACCCAGGTCGCGAGTGGGCTCAGCCAGATCCTCAACGGCGGGAACTGGGGGAAGGCGGCCGAGAGTTTGATGCCGCGCCCGGTCCACGATGTGATGCAGGCGTACCGGTTTTATAATCAGGGGGTCACCGACACGCAGGGCCGGCAGATCCTGCCGCCGGTCTCGGCCTATGACGCGGTCGCCAAGGGGCTTGGGTTCAACCCGTCGGATGTGTCCTCGGGTCGCGAGGCACGCCAGGCTGAGATCGACCTGCGCGACGAGACCCTGGAGGGGCGCAGCCGGGCGATGAACGCCTACCTCAACGCCGACCCGAAGGACCGGGGCGCGGCGATGACGATGATCTGGCAATACAACCGCGACCACCCGTCAACCCCAATCACCATGCCGCAGATCAAGGACGCGCTGACCCAGCGCCAGCGCGCCGTGATGACCCCCGGCACTTATGGGCTGCGCGTGCCGCCGAAGCAGCTGCGCGACATGCAGCAAGCAGGCCGCTTTGCCCAGTAGCTACGGTAGCAACCGCCCTCCCGAGGTGGCTTACTACGACCTCACCGAGGAGGAGATCGAGGAGGAGCGGCGCTATTGCGACGAGCTGCGGGAGCGCATGCTCGAAGCCGAGCTGCGCCCATCGATCCACAACTTCTTTGGGCGCCGGCGACGCTCTGCATTGCGGTCATTCTAGTGGACCTATAATATAGTTCTCCTACACTAGGAGGATCCACATGAGCCGCCTCGCCCTCCACCTGGCTAGCGTCAACGAAGACAACAACCATGAGCACAGGCCCCACCGCAGATGGGGTCTGCTCGGGGCCTTTGTGTTTTCGCTCCTGCTCTGGTTTCTGGTTCTCCACACCTTGAGGATCCTCTGATGAAAGAGATCGAACTAGACATTCCCGAGACTGCGGAGGAGCGCGAAGCCTTGCGCCTCACTGGGGGCTGGGATCGCTACTACGCTCGGCTGCCCGACGATCTGAAACGCCGTCTCTCTATCTATGACTTCAAGCGGCTGGGGGACGTGTTCCGCGAAGCCTTCGGCATTCCAAAGCCGGCGCGGCCCCCCCAATGACTCCGAGATGATCGCGCGGTTCGAGGGGAAGCCGGAGATCAAGGGGACTGCTTAGCGTGTATATAAGTCCTATAAATTCAACCATGAGTACACAGCGCGAACACCTGGTGCCAGCCTGGTGTAGAAAGACACGGTTTGTTCACGCTTTTTAGGGGTTTTCTGGGTGGGTGTTCGTAGCCCTTGCTTACTAATAAACTATTGCAAAGGCTACGAAACCCTGGCATTTCTCCTGGCCGACTACCAAACCGGGAGGATAAGTTGGTAGGTCTGATTTACTATTGTATAATCAAGCACTTAATAGTATCTCCCGGATGCTTGGTGCCAGTTTGGTGTCATCGACACGATAGCCCCAAAATTTGAGGATCTCGGCTTCGTGCCCCTCGGGAATGAGGTGCATATAAATTTCCAGCGTCGCGGTGCTGTCCCATCCACCATCAACCTTTAGCTTGAGTGGGTTCTTCCAGATCGCCATGTGCCAGCTCGCATAGCTATGGCGGCAGTCATGCGGGGTGATATCCCGACCGGAAAGACCAGCTCGCTTTAGTGCCCCGATAAACCCGCTTCTGATCTGGCCGCCGGTTAGGCGCGGCTTATACGCATGGCGCCCGCGCGTACCCCGGCCGCGCGTGTTGAGAAAGACTTTGCCTTCTCGGGGACCGGGCAGATTAGCCAGCGCGGTAACGACGGCGGGCGGCAACAAAACGCCGTGGCGCCAACGCCCACCCTTCTGGATATAAGATACCCTCCCTGCCATCAGGTCGACATTCTTCCAATCAATGTTGAGCGTCTCAGCGACCCGCGAGCCAATCCCAAACATGGTCATGAGGATCGGCTGCAAATGTGGTACGGCGGCGTCGACGAGTGCCCATGCCTCGACTGGCAGGAGGACTTTCGGGCGTTTAGATTCCTTCTCTTCGGCGCTCTCTTTTGGCAGCTCAAACCCGACCTTGTTGCACCAACCACGCCGCCAGCCAAAGTTCAAGACGACGCTAATCGGCATCACGATAAATGCTTTGATGCTGTTACGTGCCGGCTTGCTGGTTCGCTTGAACATCGTCGCGCGCAACCCGTCTACGACATCCTGGGTCACCGCACTTGCTTTGATGTCACCTAGCGCCTTGCTGACCGCCACGACCCGTGCTTCCTGCGCCGGGTGGCGATCTTCAAAGTTCAAGTAAGCTTCGGCAATCTCGGCAAACCAGCGATCGGCACGACCGTTGGGCTTGCCGTGGAAGGCTTCTCGGAGCATGCGGGCTTCGAGGATGGCGGCTTCTTCGTTGGCGAGTTTCTTGGTGGTCGATTTAGCAGTCTGTCGTAGGCGGTCATACCCTGGGACCGTTCCCGTGATCTGGAAGGTGCCGGGGCGATCGGCTCGTTCTCTAACTTTAAGGTGCGACATGGGGTACGCAGCTCCTCTTCAAAGCGGTTGATGGCGTGCTGATCAAAGCGGATAAAGTTTTTGCTTCGCAGCACAGGGATGTTGCGAGCGCGGATGAAGTCGCGGACCCAACGCTCGCTGAATTTATATTTTGTTGCGACTTCGTTTAGGGTGAGGATCTCAGTAGTCATGGGGCACCACCATTTGGTTTCCCCCACATTGATAAATGATGCTGTAGTTCCGGCTGAGTAAGCGAGATACACACACGGTAAACAATACTGCCCGTCGTGTAGTTGGTCCCGCGTGCGATCTCCGCCCTGGTCTCGACGGCTCCCCAGCATTTATACATGAGCGAGAGCATTGGCTTGGCGGGGATGTGGTGGTCAAAGCACCACTTCTCAAACGCCGTGCGGTTAAAGCGCACCTCGGTGTCGTCGAGCCCGATGTGGATCATCGCCGCCGCGACGTTGGGCAGTGGCTGATGCAGGATAAACTTCTCGCCGTTGATCGTTGTCGCTGTTCTCGGGCCCGGTTTGGCAAAAGCCTGGGTGACGAGCAGCGCCCCGGTGTTGTCCTCACAAAAGCGATTAAAAGTCAAGGCAAGTTGCTCGCGATCATCCAACGGGGTTGCTTCGATGCGTGCTCGGCGCTGCTCCAGGAGCTTATTGATCAGGAGCTGATAGATCCCTTGAACATCAAAGTCATAGAGCTTGAGCTTCTTAGCGACGCCGGTGCCAACAATAATTGCTGCTACCGTAGCAACATAGAACCGCTCGGACGGCTCAACCCCGCCGCAATCTTGGTCAATGCTCTGGATCGTACCGAGGATCGCATCACGCACCGTTTGCCAGTGCTGCGCGACCCAGGCGGCATAGACCCGGCCGACCTGCCCATAGTGCCGCTCGACACCCTGGACGATCGTGCCAGCATGGGCGACGGCAAATCCCTGCGGCTCGATCTGATACTCGAACACCCGCACGCTGCCGGCGTCGGTCATTACCCTGTCGCGCTCGATCAGCTCAGCCAGCGGCCGGTTGGAACTGGTGAGAAAGAGCGTGCGCCACTGCCCGACCTCACGGGCCTGAATGCGCGAGTCCAGTCTGGCGCGGCCCCGGCCCTGCGTGATGTTAAAAAAATTCTCGATCATCTGGGCCAGGTGATCCTTTGAGATGGTGTGGATCTCATCCCAGTAGACCGGCATAAACTTGGTCTCGGCGAGCGAGTGCTGGACCGCGTTGGTTGTGTCGCGCAGCGCCGACATCCCGGTGCGCGGGTTGCACCACACCGAGGTGCCTACCGCAAAGGCGCTCGACTTGCGCGCTCCCGACCGTCTTGACCACACACTCATGCACCCAGAGACCCCGGTAAACTCCATGATCGGCGCGGCAAACGCCGCGCCGACGATGACCTGCAGCTCGGGGCGCTCGTCGAGGACAAAGCTGGCGACATCCTGCCATCCTGCCAGCGTGCCGCGCGGGACGTAGCTCTGGTGAATCTTTGGGTCACCCAGCAAGGCAGGCTTTGTTGTGCCGTCGGTGGCGTAGAAAATGCCCCCGATGGCCAGGCCGGCATAACCGTCTTCTTCTGTATCGAGCATCCAGCCAAACGATGGCGGTGCTTCCTGCGCGGCGCACTGGTCGCGCAGGTGTTCGATCCAAGATTTCATAAAATCGCCCCATGCCGAAGCATTGCTTCGATTGAGAGACACGCCGCATTTCGCAAAAAATCGCATCAAGGTGTCGGCCTTGGGCGATAACTCTGATTCGTCGACGACGACGCGGCTCGTCCGGTCCGCGCGGGTGTAGTCGAACTGCAGCCGATAGGCTCCATCGGACAGCGCCAGCAGCAGCGGCGCACCGACATCCCCACGGATCAGCCGCTGCCAGAATGTGCCTTCATCCTTGCGCTCGACCTCGACCTCGATCCACCCGTCGTGCCGGCGGTAACCTGGCGGCAACCCGGTGTCATCAGTCTCGATCCCCAGCGAGTACGGGGTGTCGATCTGACCCCAGTGCGGGCAGGTGGTGCAGATCCCCGTCCGCGCCGTGTTAAAGCTGGTACAGAACGGTGCCCCAAAATCCTTCTTGGTGTGCTCCGCCTCTGTCTGGTCGTACTTGGCGTCGGTGTCCCCGCGCGAATAGGTCTTGTGCGCATCGCCCAGCCGGTGGGCCCACTCGCGGTCGCGACAGGCGTAGGCCAGGTTGACCATCAGGTGCCACAGCTCGCGGCCATCACCCGCGCCATGCTCCTCGTGGCTGCGCCAGACCTGGGGGCAGTGCGCGGCGATCCGCGCCATGTCGTGCGGGCTGCGTTCGAGCCCGGCCCTGGCTGCGTTCAATAAGTCAAGGCGCGGAGTGGCACGTGGTGGCGCCGCGCCATTCAACCCCTCGCTTTTAGTGTTGCTACGGTAGTTATCGAGTAGCTGCAGCATATCCTGCGTCGGGTAGAACGCCGGTAGGTTTAGCTGCTCGGGGGTCATGTCGTAGCACTGGGCCGGGTTCTCCGGCACCTTGTGGTTCCAGCTCTCCGGTGTGCGCAGGATGCGCGCGATGTCGCCGCTGACCCCGATGTCCCCCTTGGCGCCCGACCGCACCAGGAGCTGCTTGAACGCCTCTGCGTAGGGTGCCCAGCGGTCACGTTCCAGCGCCTTGTCCATCACCCAGTAAAGATGCACACCGTAACCGCTGCGGACCCACAGATTGGGCAGTGGCACCTGGTGTTCGTCGCGCAGCTTCTTGAGCCATAGGGTCAGCTCGGCATCGTCGGCATAGGCTTTCTCAGGGGGCTTGCCGTCACCCTCACGCTTAATGTCGGCGTCGTAAAAGAAACACTGGATCGCCGCCGCGTTGTCAGCCGTGCGCCTCCCCTTAAACTTTGGCACCTTGATGCGGTCAGTACCGTCGGGTCGTGCTTCCCGGTAGCTCGCGACAGCGATCCAGACATCGAGCTTGTGACTGAGGTAGCGCATCCAGCTGACCGCCGCCGCGACCTGATCGCGGGGCCAGAACCGATGCGCCATAAACTTCCAGGCTGGATCTTTGTAGGCAAAGCAGAGGAAGTTTCCGGCGGGTATGACGCGGTTTAAATACTCTTCTGCATCGAGCATCTCACGCGCCGCCTAAAGAAAAAGAGGGGGCGCGGTTTGGACCCGGTCGCACCCCCTGAGTTTAACTAGGCATCAAGCAGATTGTGGATCGCGCTTTCCATGTTTGACGGCGCGGGCTGCGGCTGAGCAGCGGCTCCGTTGGTAGCGCCGCTCGCACGCGGACGCCCGCGCTTTGGCGCGGCCGGCGCGGCCTTCGCGGTCGCGGCGGCAAACGGGTTCTTTGGCGCGGCCGCAGGAGGCGGTGGCGGCGGAGGCGGAGGCGTGTTGCCGAGATCGTCGGCTTCGCCCTCTTCGACCTCGGTCTCTTCGCTCTCTTCTTCGCCCGGCTGCTCGGGCGGTGGCTCCGGTGTCGCGGCAGCGCGCTTCTTTGGTGTGGATTTTGGTGCCGGTGCCGGCTCTGCCTCTTCGTCAGGATCGGCTACCGGCGTAGCACCCAGCATGCGCTCGATCAACGGATCGGCGCAGACACCGCCGTTACCATCGGGACCGAGGACCAGAGCAAGCTGCTCGGGTGAGAGCCAGCCCATTGCCTCAAAGGTGATCCGGGGGTACGCCACGTCATAGTCAAATCCTAGCCGTGTCGCGACAACCTCAAAGGATGCGTCCTTGCGCTGTAGCAGATCTGCATAGTTGGCAAGGTTGTTGAGGCTCATCGGCGGGAGGCGCAGCATCATCGGACCGCCAAAGGATTCGTTCTCGATGTCACCCGACGGGACGATGGCGAGACGCCGGGTATCCTGGCACGCCTTGGCACGCTTGCCGCCCTCGGTGATCTTCGATCCCCACGCATTGTGGCGGCAGTTGCCGCAGAGATCGTTCTGCTTGCGAGTCACGCTGGCATCCGGCTTGACCCCATCGAGCGACCAGCAGTCGGGTGCGCTGTCATCACCCTCGGAATAGTTCTTCTCGTAGTACTGCTTGGATATCCCCTCGGCGACCCCGACGATGACCACCTCCAGGTTGGGCATCGGTGCCCCGCGATCGTCACGCAGCAGCGTGTCGGCGCTACGGTAGCGCAGCTTCCAAGCGCGGCCTTTGTAACCGACCACGGCAAAGCCACCCTGGACACCGGCCTTGGCGGCGGCGAGGAGGTTGGAGCGGCGGTTGCGGAGCGCAGGCGGCGGGCGGTCAAGGGGGATCAACTGACCTGCCATTGGGGATCTCCATATTTATAGGGTCTATAGAATGACCTATGTCGAACGGACCCGCAAGACCGTCGCCTGGCTCACCTCGACACCGGGGATCGGCTCGCCGCGCTGACCCATCAAATCAAGCGCATAGGTCTTGCCGACGCGTGCTTCCAACAGATCCCACTCCTCGCGCGACTTGATAAAGTCGAGTGTCGCCGGCCAGTCGCGCACCACCACCGAGGAGACGGTCGACTTGTACGCGGTGCCAGCCTTGCACTTGGTGCTGTCGGTCCCGGCCTCGTTAAGATGGGCGAGCAGCGCGGTTTCGATCTCGACCTTGAGGCTGACGAACGGTATCAGCTCTTGTTTGTGGTGCTCTTCGATTTCCTTCATTTTCATGCGTAACCGCAGATACGCCTCGATCAGTTTCGCCGGGGTCATCTTAGTTGGCCTTGCAGGGTATGCGCACGGAGCGCGGATCGTCGGGTCGCCCAGCGGTCGTGACCATCGTTAGCTGACCGCACACATCACACTTGACAAGGAATTTGCCGATGCGCGGTGCCGGGTACGGACGCAAGAAAGTAAAACACGTTTTGCGATCTGCATCATGCGGGATCACGGCGCCACTCTTCATATCGATCTGTGTGAAGGTCGTCGTGTCGATATCGATCCCATTGGGGTAGCGCGGATCAGGCGGGTGTTGAGGCTCACGTCTCTCATCAAACCATTCAACTTGTAGTGTCATGATCAGAACTCCAGTTCCTGCTGGTGGAACAGATCGAGCAACACACCCTGGAAGATCCCCCGGTCCTGCAGCCTGGCGTAGCACAGCCGCTCAATCGGCGTCCCCACCAGGTGGGCGATCAAGGTTTTTGCGGTCTGGCCCGGACGGCGAACGCGGGCGTTCGCCTGCTCGTAGGTCTCGAAGTTGTTTGTCGGACAGTACCAGACGATGGTGTTGGCGGCGGTCAGGGTCAGGCCATGCGACATGCAGGCCGGGTGCGCGACGATAACCCGGGGTCTCTCTTCGTTCTGAAACCCCGAGAAAATCTTGTTGCGCTGCCCGACGGGGGTTGAGCCATGCACCACAGCTACCTCCTCGGTGTCCCGCAGGTAGTCGGCCACGCGCTCCAGCGCATGGATGAACGGCACAAAGACGATCACCTTGCGCGAGGTGCTCTCGACGATGTCCTTTAACGCGTCGAGCCGCCCGGCCGCCGGCAGCTCAACCTTGCCATCGCGATCGGTGTAGATCGACCCACACGCCACCTGGAGAAGCTTGGATTGCAGCACACCCTCGTTGACGGCGGTGATCTCATGGTTCTCGTAGAGCAGTCGCATCTTATTAAACATAATCTCGTAGGCTCGCTTGGCCTCGGGCTCCAGCGGCACCGGGATCTGCCGGTGGGTGGTGGGCGGCAGCTCGGTCACGTCCTCCAGTGCAAACCGCACGCTCGGCTGCATCTGCTGGTGGATCAGCTCCTGCGCGCCCGACCGGCGTACCCACTTGAACTGGGTGATCTGGCGCATGGTCAGGTCACGAAACCTGACCCAGGTCCGCGTCGTGTTGCCCGGGGTCAGCATGTGGATCTGCGCCCAGGCGTCGGTCGGCGCCTTGGGGGTAGGTGAGCCGGTCAGGCCCCAGGCCCACTCGGTCTGCGCGACGATCGCCGCCGCTGCCTTCCAGAGGCCAGTGCGCCGGTTGCGGAAAACCGCGAGTTCATCGATGACAAACACCCGGAACTTCTTCGCGAGCAGCTCCTTCTGGATCAGCTTTAGACCGTGGTGGTTGATGATATAAAAGTCAGCATCTTGCTTCAGGCGTTCGAGCCGGGTGGCGCGGTCGCCGTGCAGCACCTGGACCCGGCCGCGTGGCAGTAGTTTAAATAGCTCGGCCTCCCATACCGGGGTCAAGGTCGAGAGCGGCGCGGTGATCAGCACCGGACCGATATTGGCGCTGCGCTTCAGCCAGTCGGCCGCCCAGATCACCGATCTGGTCTTCCCGGTATTCCCGGTTACGAAAATGCAACCATTGCGCCGCAACAGCAGGAACGTGCTGGGCACCATGAAGCAGTACTTAAACCCGTCGGGGCTCGGCTCCTTGGTGATAGCGCGAGTTGCCCGCTGACTTGCCTGAGTAAACCCGATCAGGGATTTACGACGCGCCGTCACACGCCATTCCCACTCTTCACCTCCCCGGCGATAACGTTCGGACAAGCCGATAGATGCGCATCGACCAGACGCGGCGTAGGCAAATTGGATAAAGTTAGCCTCGTCGTATTTGCTCGACGAGAACTCAAACAGTCCGGCCTTGCGCTGCGACCCATCCCAATGAACTACTTCGTCGGCAATGACTTCGAGTTGATGTTGGCAAATGTCGTAGCCAAACTGGAAACCTTTCTTATGGGGCCAGTTAAAAGTGAACTTAAAGAAGCCAACAGGTTGTACTGGGACACTGGTAAAAGTTATGCTGGCATCGTTAAGCAGTTGCTCCATGCGGGCAATCTTGCGGGGCTTCTTTAGCCGGACATCTACGCGCTCGTTGTAAGGCGTATAACCATCGGCGGTGAGTGCGACATGCACCCGCAACTCCGCGTCAGTCATGGGTATGACACGGCCATCGTCAACCCGGAAGGTCGTAATGAACCTCACGTCTTTGTTACGCATCCGGTCGTAGCGGTCATAGAGAGACTGCGCCGAGGCTACTTTTGTCTCGCCAGCACGATCCACATAAAGCACGCGGTGCTCGGGCGACAGAAGCTGGTCGATGCCATAGCGCGTCTTGAACCGGATCATCTCATCGCATGGCTGCTTTACATACTCAGCCTCGACAAACCCGATTGAGCCTGTCTCGGGGCGATACTCCGCAACTAAGCCGCCTTGATAGTCAGATATATGTCGCCACCCTTCGGGCGACAGATACTCCGTGCTGCCATCGACACAACCAAACTCGTTCAGCACAAAGGCCCGCTGGTTCTCGGTCAGCATCGCTGTCGTCGTGCGCTGGATCGCCCACGGGGTCTGACCCAGCCAGTCATAACGGGTCAGCACCGGCGGCGGGACCGCGAGCCCGAGGTTGCGCACCAGTCTGGTTTCGTCGTGTTTGTTTGGCAGTACTAACATGCGTTGTCCTTCATGGGTGAACTCCCGTGCATGGGGGATTAACCGGGCGACATCGGGTCGCCACGGCATAACGAGGTGTCGTGCGTCAGCGGTGAGAAACATCATTCAGGGTCTGGCAGTTTCATCTCACTGACGGATGGCATCGTGTCGAGCATATCGGCCTTCCAGCACTCTAAAATCCCGATGATCTGCAGGCGGCTCATCGCCCGGCCGCGCTCGACGCTAATAAACTTGGCGTCCTCTCTAAAGGCGCCGATGATGTAAGAGACAAACTCGCCGGCCTTTACCTGCTTGGTCATCTCTTCGAGCCCTTTGACCATCTCGTCGATCTCGGGCTTAGGCAGCGGAACGATGCTCACCTGTCTCGGCTTCATTGCTCGCTTCCTTTGCTACGGTAGCAACCCGCTTGAACCTGCGGTCGTTGCGGGTGCCGGCGCGATGCTCCAGCCCACCGTGAAACCCCCGTGTCCACTGGATCCGGTAGACCGGATGCAGACACCACGGCCAGTTCATCGCAATCTGCAGCTGTTCACGCAGCGTTATCTGGTTCATGTCGCCCCCGCCATTTGGTCGTGACCGTGTTGAGCCATTGATCCAACTGCGCCAGCGATGCGTCATCGCGCACGATAAACACCGGGACGTGGACCGCCGCGAGCTGCTGCATGATTGACAGCTGGCGATCTGTCGGGTTGCCAACACTGCTCTTTGCCTCGATGGCAAACCCCAAGCCGCAGCAGAACCCCAGGTAATCCAGCGTCGAGCGTCCGTACCCACCTGGTACAGGCATGTAATAATATATATAGTTCCTATAATTATCGAGGACTTTTTTGATTTTAACTTTTACCCTCGCCTCAGGAACGACGGTTTTCATTTGCGCTGCCAGTACTTGCACCAGTCACCTGGCTGGATAAACCCGCGCACCACTTCGCAGCGCCCGACCTTGTAGTGGGTGCATTGCGAACAGTGGTGTGGTCCCTTGGCCGGATGCTCGAATGTGGCCTCCGTTTTGGAGACCATGCGCTCAGGCGCCTTCATCGCAGACCAGGGATAAACAAAAACAGCGCCAGCAGAACGGCGGCGATCCACGCAAACCAGCTCGACGCCCAGCTAAACTGCGCCGCCGGTGGCACCGGCAGCAAGGTGAGGAACCACAGGAAGAGATCCACCACCAACAAAATTTCGATGACCATTTCAGCAATCCTTGTTAATCATGTGGGTACACCAGGAACAGTACCGACCTTGGTGTTCAGACCAGCTCAATGCGTCGCGCAAGGCATCGATCGATGTGCCTTCGTCAAACTCGTCAGCCGCGATGATCGTCTCTACCTCCTCACGCGCGGCATCCTCATCATCAAAGATCGGGTTGCCGCACCGCTTACACTCCATCGTTAGGCAATAGCGAACCCAGCGTTCTTCGAGATCCATCACCGCGTTCCCTTGCCGTGATAGGGACAGCTCACCACCCCGCAGTATTTGACGCAGAGACCCGACGGGGTGGGTGGGTATTCCTTATGGTGCATCGCCGCTTCGTACTTCTTGA